ATGCCTACGAGGTGCGGCGACGGGGGGCCGGGGAGGCACCCCCCAGGGGTAGCCTGCGAGTTTGCTAGGGCCGCCAGACCCGAGCGGTTACGAACGTCACCCCGACCGCGACGACACCCGCGAGCACCGGCAGCTTGTCGCTCTTGTCGCGGTTGCACTGTCGGTGCGTCGGCTGAATGTTGTCGAGGGTGTCCGTGCCGCCCTTGGCGAGCGGCGTTATGTGGTCGATCTGAAACGACAGCGGGTGCTTGTGATCGGCCTCGTAGTCGATGGGCTCGCCGCACACTGCGCAGTCGGGACGGCCTCGACGCACGATGCGCCGGAACCGTTCGCGCCGCGCAGTGTTGCGAGCTTCGTTCATCAGTCGAGCGGTTCGTACTTGGCTGGCTGCAGCGTGCCCTTGCGAGGTGGCGTGCGGCGTGCTGCCTTGCGGTTCGCTTCGGTCGGATCGAGTGGCGTGTACACGGTCTGCACGAACGTCTCGGGGTCGCCCGTTGCGTTGGCGAGCAGTGCCTCACCACGTGCCTTGAGCACGGCCTGCTGTGCGGCCTCGTCGTCGGGGGCCGCCGCTGGTGCCTCGGTGCCGGTGGGCTCGGTGCTGTCTTGTGCCATCAGGGTGCTACCTCTCAGAGCTTGAAGGGGAAGGGCAACCCGTTGAACACGTCACGGATCACCCGCTTGAGCCGGTCGTCGAAATCGCCCGGCAGATCCGGTATCCCGGCGAACCCCTCACGCAAGGCCCGCCTGATCGTGTCGTCGATCTGGTCGACCTTGGGCAGGCCCGGCAGCAGCTTGCCGAGGATCGAGTCGGCCAGGTGCTCGGCAAGCTCAGGCAGCGCCTTGCGGGCCTCCTGTGCGAGCCTCTCGGCGATGATCGGGGCCACCGCGGCAGCGATGGGCGCCAGGATCTTTCCGACCGTCTCAGGGCTGATTAGAGCCATGCGCGTGCACCTTTCGTCGAAGTGTGTGCCCGCCCTCAGATCGCGCGGCCGGTAGGCGCTGCGCCGCAGCCCCGTGCCAACGGGTGACCAGCCACGCGGCGGGTCTGCAGCGGTACGCGCCGGGCGCATGATGCGCCGGTGCCGGATCGTGAGGGCGGGCGTTGGACGCCGACCGGCGCGCAGGGGAAGGAGGGCCGCGCGGCCTGGTCGACGCCAAGAATTGCAACGGCCCCGGCTGCCTTGTGAGCGCCGGGGCCGGTTTTGGGCACAGTTGTGCCGTGCAGGTTGGGAGTCTAAAAGCGACGAGCGGCAATCACGCCACCTCACGCCACAAACGCGAAAGCCCCCGCCGTAGCGGGGGCCTCGCAGCGAGCTGGCTGCCTCAGTCGCGCTCGGGCGCCTTCTCGACAACCTCGACCTTGACGCGCTGCAGGATGGTCTGCACCTGTCCCTTGTACTCGCCGCTGCCCTTGACAGTGCCGGTCACGCGCACCTTGTCGCCGCGGTTGAGGCCGTACAGGCTCATGCCCGTGCTCGTCGCCTTGAGCACCCGGCCGTCGGCGAGCTTGAACACAACGAGCTTGACGTACTCGGTGCCGTAGCCGTTGAACTTGTCGCGGTCGAAGCCCGACGACACGACGACCTCGGCGTCGAGGTTGCGCAGGCGCTCGCCCTCGGCGCCAATCGTGTTGTTGTTCAGCGCCGCCCGGCGGGCCTGCTCGCGCAGCGCCTCGTCGTGATCGGCGGCGACCTCGCGGGCCAGTTCGGCAGCCGCAGCGGCCTCGTCGGCGGCCCGCCACTCGGCGGCCAGGGCGTCGCCGTGCTCGCGCATCACAGCGTCGATACGGGCGTCGCGGCGAGCGACGTTGACCGACAGCGACCGCTCGACCTTGCCCATCCCCCAGCAGCCAAAGCAAGAGCCCTGGCACTTGCCCATGCTGTTGTACCAGGTGTAAATGCCCGAGCCGCCGCAGCGCCCGCAGTCCTCGCGGTACTCGATACGCTCGCCTGCGGCCTTGCCGGGGTACGGGTCGACGTACGTCTCGACGACGAACTTGCGGCCCTGGTAGGTAACGGTCGTGCTGGTCATGTCGTGGACTCCTATCCCTCGGCTGTTGATACGTCAACACTAGCACAGTCTGTTGAGGTGTCAACACGACGAAACGCCCCGGCGTCGCGGCCCGCCGGGGCGTCTCTGTTGTCGGGCTATCGCACCTCGATTTCGTGGTGTCCGGTCTTGCTTTCGTGCTGGTCTGCGATCGTGCAGGCCGTGTCGTGCCGGTCGGTGCTCTTGAACCATCCGCACGTGTTGCACTGTGCGGCGGCCATCAGAGGCCCGGCCGGGTGATCAGGCCGTTGATCTTGTCGAGGCGCTTCGACTCGCGCAGGATGGCGACCTTTGCGCACTCGGCGCTGTTGAGGTGCCACCAGATTGCGTGTTCCTGCGGGCTCTCGTCGCCGTACAGCTTGCGCGCGTCGAGCCATTCCTCGGTGAGCTTGTTCAGCTTCGGCTGCAGCGCCGCGAGGTCGCGGGCCAGTTCGTCGTAGGTGAACGAGCTACGGATCATGGAAACAGACATATTGGGCTCCTATCCCGTTTTCACTGTTGAGTTTTCAAATCGCCGGGGGCTCGCGGCCCCTGTTGATGACTCAACACTAGCACACCCTGTTGAGGTGTCAACAGCGCCACGACGTTGGGGCCGATACGCTGATCTTGACGGGCCGCGCTACGAGGGGTCGAGGCCCAGACAGCAAGGCGCCCCGCGGTACTCACACACCGCGGGGCGCTTTCGCTCGTTACGGGGGCTCTCAGGCCGCCGCAGCGCGCCGCCCGATCGTCGTCACGTACAGCACGCTCGACCCGTCGGCCAGCTCGACGACCCAGCCCCGCTCGCGCAGGTGTTCGGCGAGCGCCAGGGCGTCGCGCACGTCGCTGCGCGCGTCGGGCAGATCCGACAGCGAGACGCTGATCGAGGGCGCCGTCGTGCCCTTCACGCCGTTGCGAACGTGGTACCCGGCGCGCGTGATCGGCGTCGTGATGATCCCGGCGTCGCGCTTGAGCGCACGCGACACGGCCGAGCCGGTCGGGAAGGTGCGAGGCGCCGCGGGGGCCGCCGCGGGCTCGACGGCCTCGGGGTACCGGCGCTCGGCGCACCGGCTGCTGCCCGGCGCGATGGTGGTCTGAAAGTGCTTGGCCTCGGCCTCGCTCAGGAACACCTCGCGCTCGTCGCCGTGCTCGACGACGTGCACCAGGGCGTCGGCGTCGACGACCTCGACGCGCCAGGCGCCGTACGTCCACGTAACGGCCGGGTCGACCTCGACGAGGCTGCCGCGCTTGAGCTTGACGAACTCGCCCTCAGCCTCGACGTCGCCCGCCATCAGGCAGCCCTGCGTGCTGGCGATCAGCGCCAGGCGCCCGCGCACCTCGTCGAGCGTGTCGTGCTCGGTAACCTCGGTGCGGCCGTACATCTGAACAATCATCTTGAACATTGGGGGCTCCTATCCCTCGCGGCTCCGGTCGGCCGCTCTGTTGACTATTCAACACCATAACTGTTGAGGTGTCAACACGACAAAGCCCCCGCCGTAGCGGGGGCCTGGTCGCGGGGCGTTACTTGCCCTTGGGCGTCTTGTGCTTCTTGATCACGCCCGACATGGTGTACACCTGCCGCACGCCGCAGCCCGTGCACTCGGCGTAGGCGCTGCGGTACCGGCGCACGATCGTGCCCTCGACCGGCGCCTCGCCGCTGCCCTTGCAGGCGTTCGGGTCGACCGGCTTGCCCATCGTCCACTCAACCGGCGCCGAGGGAAAGCACTTGGTGCACAGCATCGCGCCGTGCTCGGCCACCGCGTCGGCCTCAGTCTCACCCGACAGGTTGGGCAGCCAGCCGATACGGGTCGTGATCCGCAGCGACGAGCAGCCGCGCGAGCGGTGAATGTGCCCGCCGGGCACCAGGAAGAACCGCAGCCAGCCCTTGTAGTTGGCGGCCTCATGTACGCGGATCGCCTCGCCTGCAGCGCGTCGCGCCTCGACGGCCGGGGCGTAGGCGTCGATCGCGCGCTGATACCCGTCGCGGTTGTACTTGACGATCGTCTCGTCGGCGGCCCGCTCGGCGGCCTTGGCGAGGGCCTCGTCGATACCCAGCTTCCAGTACCCGCCGTACGTCTTGTTGTCGCCCGCGGCGCTGTGCACGCGGTCGGCGGCCGACTCCCACGCGGCGTAGGCGTTGTACTCGACCTCGGTCAGTTCGGCGAGGATCGCGTCGGCTGCCTTGGCCTCGGCCTTGGTGTATTCCTGCATGTCGGGCTCCTATCCCTCGGCGGCCGGTCGGCCGTTCTGTTGACTATTCAACACCAAACCTGTTGAGGTGTCAACACGTGACGGACACAGAAACGCCCCGAGGGCAGGCGATTCCCTCGGGGCGTTTGCTGACTTTCGTCTATTTCGGCCATCGTCGCAGCTCAGCCGTGGTGCTCGAGTGCGGCGCCGGCCTTAGCTGGTCAGAACGGTGGCGGCAAGCTCACGCGCGACACCCGGTACACCTCACCCCCTTGCCCGCCGAGCATCGAGCATTGCAGCGATTCGAGCGCGTCGTCGGACAGCGGCACGTCCTCGACGAGCACCACCGTGTCGACGATGCGGCCCCGGCACGCCTGCGCAGCGTTGCGCGTCGACAACAGCACCGGGTGCTGCAGCCCGAGCGCGACAGCCACCCGACGAGCCTCGTCGACACGATGCGCCACAACCGCGACGCTCATCGCCTCGCCCCCGTCCCGAACAGCCTCCGCAGCCGGTCGCGGTCAGGCTCCTGCCGTTGGTGCTCCAACTGCCAGCCGATCGAGTCCCAGAGCCGTTGCACGGCCGCGTAATCGACCGGCTCGCGCAGATCGCCGCTCACGCTGCCACCGCCGCAGGCATCGCCACGGCCTCATGCACGACGAACGTCACGCCTTCCAGGTACGGGCCGTCGCCGAGGCTCTCGCAGGCAGACACGGCACGCTGCGCACCGCCGTGCATCTGCCCGTCGACGCCGCCGCGGTACATCGCCTCGCGGGCCTCGCCGCGCGTCCCACGAAACACCTCCATGACGTCGACGGGCACCAGGCCCACGCTCCCGCAGATCCGCTCAAGCGCCCGCTGCGCCTCGCGGCGCACCATCTCGTCGAGGGCCTCCTGCCCCATCGCGTCGACGGCCTCGCGGCTGTACGGGAACACGCACACCACCTGATCGCCGACCTTCTCGCCGAGCGCGTACGCCCACCGCGGGCCGTGACTCAGCCGGTTGGGCTTGCGCCGGTACGTCACGACGTCGGGGCGCAGCACGTCGTGCGGATCGCCGCTCTTGTCCCACACCGCAGCCGCCGGGGCGCGCTGCACGTAGAACACGTCATTGAGGCCCCCGTCGCGCCACGTCGGCACCTCGCGGGTCTGCCCGGCGAGCGGGCCGTCGAGGAACAGCGCCGACTCACCCATGCCGCAACGCCTGCCACACGTGCGCCACGATCCTGCGCAGCCACGCGCCGACGGACTCGCGCACGCCCTGGTGTGTCGCCACAAGGTTGTAATCGGCGTCCCAGAAGCGCACCAGCGGGCCGGGCCGCCGCCGCCACACGTACGGCGCCCGCAGCGCGTCCCAACGATCGCCGATCGGGTCGAGCCACGACCACAGCAGCACGTCGGCCAGCCGGGTGCGGAACGTGCGCACCTTCGGGTACGCCGCGACAGCCAGCTCGACGACCAACTCGACGAGCACGAACCACAGCGCCCGCAGCGCGTCCCACACGTCGACCAGGGCCTCGCGCACGGTCGGCCGGGCCGGTCGCACGTCGACACCAAAAATCACGTGCCACGCCGCCGCGTACGGGTCGAGCGAGGCACGCCTGCGCAGCTTCTCCGCTGCCGTCACGTGCGCCTGTCGCCTGCCGTCGAACGTGTACGGGAACGTGATCGAGCGCGGCCCCTGCACGGTGCGCACGACGCGAGACGGGTCGCCCCACCCGCGTATCGGCGTGTCGTCGACCATCGCGGTTAGTTCCAGCTTGGCGAGCTTGCCGAGGTGCGAAAAGCCTTCTGTGCTCACGTCACTGCCCCTTCACGTTCAAGACCTGGCGCAGTTCCGCGTCGATCGACACCAGGCTGTCGGCGTCGGCCATCACGGTGTCTATGTCCTTGTACGCGTCGGGGATCTCGTCGACCCACGCCTCGCCGTGCCGGTACTCGATACCCGCCATCCGCTCGGCGAGGTCGTCGACCGTGAACAGCTTGCGGGCCTTCGTGCGCGAGAACCGACGCCCGGCGCCGTGCGGCGCGCTGCACAACCCCTCGGGGTTGCCCTTGCCGGTGACGACGTACGAACACGTGCCCATCGAGCCGGGGATCAGGCCGCGGGTACCGGCGTGCGCGTCGATCGCACCCTTGCGGGTCAGCCACACAAGCTCGCCGCCGTGGTACTCGCGGTCGGTGTAATTGTGGTGCGTGTTGATCCGCTCGACCTCGATCGCCTCGTCGCCGTCGACGCCGATCCAATGCCGGAACGCCTGCGCGAAACGGTCCATCATCTCGGCTCGGTTCTCGTACGCGAACCGCTGCGCCCAACGCAACTCGTTGAGGTACAGGCCGAACTCGATCGAGTCCTCGACGAGGTACGCCAGGTCGATATGCGGCAACTCGATACCGGCCGACTTGCACTGCAGTTGAGCCGATTTGATGTGCCGCTGCGCAATCTTGTTGCCGACGCCACGCGAACCGGAGTGCAGGAACAGCCACACCCGGTCGAGGTGGTCGAGGCACAACTCGATGAAGTGATTGCCGCCGCCGAGCGTGCCCAACTGCTCGCGCCACTTCGGCGAGTGCGACAGGTCAGCGGCCTGCCGGTCGGCCATCGCGTCGAGGTCGGCGAGCCGGGCCGCGGTGAACGCGAAACGGTCGAGGCTCTTGTTGTAGTTGCCTGCGCTCATCGGAATGGCAGACTCGACCGACTCGCGCAGCTTGGCGAGGTCACGCCCGGCGAGGTCAGCCGCCGTGAAAGTGGTTCGCGCTGCGATCATCCCGCAGCCAATGTCGACGCCGACGGCCGCCGGGATGACAGCGCCGCGGGTCGGAATGACGGTGCCGACAGACGAGCCCTTGCCGTAATGCGCGTCGGGCATCAGCGCCACGTGCGGATACACGAACGGCATCGAAGCTGTCTGCTCGGCCTGCTTGAGCGTCTCGGCGTCAACCTCGCTTGCGAAGTTGATCAACCGCTCGCTGATCTGTTGAGGTGCCAACACAAACCCCTTCCACTATTCAGTTATGTTGAGCAGGCGCAACGTAACACGCAGAAACGCCCCCGCTCGGCGCATCGAGCAGGGGCGTTCGGGGCGTGTCGCGTCAGCCGATACAGTCGCCGCAGCCGCCGCCGTCACAGGTGCCGCAGACAGAGGCGCCGCTCATCGTGCGCCCGCTCTCGTCGCAGTCCCAAGCGCCGCGGGTCAGCGGCAGCGCGTCCTCGACTCGCATCAGCGGCAGCCTGTTGTCGACCCAACCCCAAACCCGTTGCCCGCCGGGCACCGTGAGGTCGACGTGCGTCTGCTCGCCGAGGCTCCACTCGATCGAGCCGCTAATCATCTGATCGGCTCGCACGTAGCCGAGGCGCCGCAGCGCCCTGTCGATCAGTCCTCGCATTGCATCCTCATTTCGGGTCGGGTCGGTCAAATTCCTCGGCGAACATGTACAGAAACTCACGCGCGGGCCTCGGCGTACCGGCGGCCACCGCAGCATCGAACAGCCCCAGCAGATAGACCAGATACGCGACGGCGTAATCGTCGGGCTCGTCGAGGATTCGGCCGACGAACTTGCGGCGCTGGCGGGCCACGTCCATGCCCGGCTCAACGGACAGCATCACATCACGCACACATAGCCGTGCCCCGACGGGTCGAGGTCGGCGTCGACGCCGCCGCAGCCGATACAGCAGCCGCAGTCGGCTGTCAGGCAGTTGCGGCACGCCCCGAGGTCGTCGAGCACCTGGTCGAAGATCGGCGTAGACGGCCAGAACGTCAGCCGGTGCCACTCGGCCCGGTCAATCTCGACGCGCTCGCCGTCGGCCCCGCGGCGCCAGTAGTGCACGCCCGTCGAGTCGCTGCGCATTTCAGTGAGCGCGATCACCAGAGCGACCCCAGCCCCTTGAGCGCGAGGTGCGCCTCGACGACCGCAGCGGCACGATTGCGCGCAGCCTCGGCCGCCGTCGGGCCGCCCTCGCCGTCACCCACACAGCCCGAGCAGTCGCCGCCGCACATGCCCTCGGGGTGCAGCCCGTTCGCCTGCCGATCGTGGTCGCACGCCGTGCAGGCGCCGGGGCCGCCGCACTTGACGGCCGTAGCAGTCGGGGTGTGCACGACGACGTGCGGGCCGGGGCCGTAATCGCGGTGAGCGAGGCCCGGCTGCGACGTCCAACCCCATTGCGCCATGTCGACGCCCGCAGGCCGCGCGGGTCGGAACCACGCGCGGCCGTTGGAGTCGACCCGAGCCGGGAACTGCTCGGCGACAGAGAGTGCGCTCACACCGCCACCGCCTCGACGTCGAGCACGCCCTGCGCGTCATCCTGCGCAGTGTGGTGATCGAGGATGCGCACCACCGTGCTGTACCCGACGCTCAGCTTGCGCGCGATCATGCTCGGCGCCGTACCGTCGGCGTGCTCGGCGAGCACCTCGGCGACCTTCACGCGGTCGATGCGCGTCACACCCTGCGCAACGATCGCCTCGGCCGCGGGGAAGTGTGCAGCCAGGTGTGCGCTGCTCTCAGCCTCGCGGGCGATCAGCGACGCGACAGACACGGCACCGGGCTGCAAATCGGCCGGCTCGGAAACGTGCAGGTCAGCGGCCTGCGCAACGGTGTGCACCTCGTTGTGCACCTCGACGTGCACGGGTGCGACGGGCTGCGCGTCGTCGAGCACCGGGGCGTCGACGACCTCCGCGCGCTGCGCACTAGACAGCGCCAGCAGCGCGATCGTCGAGCCGGTGATGCTCAGGTCAATGACGACGGGCACCAGCCACGCGATCGCCGAGGCGACGCCGCCCCACCCGATAGCCAGCTCGCGCAACGCCGCGAACGACAGCACGAACGCCGCCAGGGCCACCGCGACGGTAATCGCCAGGGCCGCGCGGTACGCGGCGCCGACGATGCGCGACTGCACCAGCGCGTGCACGCCGTGCGTAGCGCCGAGCAGCGCGACCGGCGGGACGACGGCCAGGGCCGCCGCGACGACCGGCGAACCGGCGGCCGTGTTCAGCATCGCGTGCGTGACATTGCCGAGGATCGAGGCGCCGGTACCGGCGGCCAGCCATCCCCAAAAGAACCGCGTCGCTGCGGCCCTCGGATCTTTCGTGTTCATGTTGTGGGCTCCTATCCCGTTACGTGGTCGATTGTGAGACGGCGAGAGCGCCCCGGCGGTTTGTCGCGTGCGACGCGCCGGGGCGCCCAGAAGGTCAGGACTCGATGCGGTCGTGCACCGGCAGCAGGCTCACGCACTTGGGGCCGCCGTACACCCGCTCGATCAGCTTGCCGAAACGGGAATCGCCGCCAGCGTGGTTGCCGCCCATCATCGGCCGCCGCCCCGCCCGCACGACGTCGAGCGGCACCAGGTGCGGCAGAGCGCCGCGCAGGTTCGACTCGACCATGACGACCGCAGGCGAGGCGTCCGACACCGCGTGCGGCCGATCCATCCGCGGCAGTTCGGTGATCGTCGACTCGCCGGGGGCGATGTACCCGACCAGCGTCACGGACGTGGCGACCGACGTCGCGCCCTTGTTCGTGCAGTCGCCGAGCGACGAGCGAAAGACGTTGCAGCTAAGGCCGGTAGAAAGTGCGGTCATGTTGGGCTCCTATCCCTCGGCGACCCGGCGGGCCGCTCTGTTGACTATTCAACACGTTGGCTGTTGTCGTGTCAACACCTAACGCAGAAACGCCCCCGACCCGCAGGTCGAGGGCGTCGCGGGCGTGCCGCTAGTCGGCCGCCATGTGCGCCAACATGCCCGGCGTGAACGTCGCCCGGCGGCCCGAGGCGTCGAGCACGACGTGCAGCACGTCGCGGCCGATCTTGACGACCTCGCCGAACCGCTCGCCGCGCAGAAACGCAGTCGTGCCGGGATGCGTCGCCACGCGACGGCCGACGACGAACTCGGTCACAGCCTCGCCGTAAACGTGGGTGTTGTGCATGTGGGGCTCCTATCCCCTCGGGGCGCCCGGCGGGCACCGTTGAAAGTTGTTGCAGGTCAGCGGGTTGCGTAGTTGCGCCAGCAGCCGTTACCGACGCCGACGACGAACATCGCGCGGTCGTCGAGGTACGACAGCACGGCCGCCGCGTCATGCGTCGAGCACTTGGCGCCGCGGGCGATCTTGCTCGGGGAGTGCAGGCCGGGGTGCGAGGTCAGCCATGCGTCGATGCGGCCCACCAGCGCGTTGCCGTAGCCGGTCAGGCTGCTGTGCACCCGGCGGCCGTTGCGAACCTCGATCGGGCTGCTGGTGTCGATTACGTCGCTCATGTGGGGCTCCTATCCCTGCAGGCCCGGCGGGCCGCTCTGTTGACTATTCAACACCATGCCCTGTTGACCTGTCAACACCAAACGAGAAACGCCCCCGACCCGCAGGTCAGGGGCGCCTCGTCGAGGTGCTACTCGCCGCCATCGCCGCCGGTCGAGGTCGAGCCCGTCGAGGGCGAGGTCGACGGCGCAGGCTTGCCGCCACCCGTCAGAGCCTTGCGCAGGGCGTCGCGCAGCGGCGAGCTGGCTGCCTCGGTGCCCTCGGGGGCCTCGCACGGCTCGACCGGGCACAGCGGCTTGGGGCCACCGCCGCCACCCGACTGCGCACACGCCGCGATGTAGTACGTCGGCGAATGCTTCGCGCAGAACGCCGGGGCCGCCGCAGCGGACGGGGCGCCGAGGTGCAGGGCAGCCGCGGCGACCAGGGCGCCGAGCCCGGCGAGAATGAGATTGCGGTTCATAGTGTTTCGCTCCTATTTGTCGAGGTAGAGGGGTTACGCTGCGGCGTTCGCGCGGGTGCGCGTCAGCCGGTGAACGGTGCGGATGCGCTCGGGGTAGAACGAACGCCACTGCTCATGCCCGGCGGGGCCGCCGATGAAGTCGCACACGATCCGGCCGTCGCTGGTCGTCGCGGCAGACTTGAACCGGAACCGGCCGCGCTCGCGGCTGATCGACACCTCGGTGCCCGGCTCCAACGTGCGGCCGTTGACGACGACCTCGGGCTGCGGCGCCGCCTCGGCGAGCCGAACAGCCTTGACGCGCTTCACTTCGCGCCCTCATTCAGGTGTGGGGGCTCGTCGCCGAGCAGCGTCTCGGGCGTCACGCGGTACACCTCGATGCCGTCTGACTTTTCCTCGGCGATGTACCCGCCGGTCGTCGTGCACGTGACCGAATACGAGCCCGAGCACGTCGTGCGCAGCGGCACGCGGTGCTTCGGAATGTAGAACTCGCGCGACCGCATCCACGACCCGTCGGGCTGTATCGGCCCGTCGCAGATCAACCGGCGGCTGCTGCCAAGGAATCCCCAACGATCCTCTTTGCAGCCGGGATCGTAGGCGTCGGCGTGCGACGGCGGGGCCGCCGTCAAGCTCGCAGCAGCGGCGAGCGCCGCCAGCGAGGCCAGTAATCTGTTGCGCTTCAAAGGCATATCAGGGGCTCCTATCCCGTGTCCGAAACTGACGGGGCCGACGGTAGCACCACGCCTGTTGAACCGTCAACCGTCACTGTTGGCGCGTCAACAGATTTCGGTTTGCGGGGCCTGCCTCGCTTCGCCTTTCCCTCAGCCCTGCGCTTAGCCTCGGCCGCGTCGCGGTCGTCGAGCGCGCGAGCCACGGCCGTGTACGTGTACGTCGGATACTCGCCGCTGACGTCGTGCGCCTCGACCGTCGTCATCAACTGATAGAAGCTGCTACGCGGCACCTCGCGGCCCAGAAACTTGAACAGCCGCCACATGTCGGCCGCGGTGCGAGGCCGGTCGTCGACACGCGCCAGGGCCTCGCGCTGCAGATCCTCCACACGCCACGACGTGCCGCAGCGGAAGCAATCGGCGACCAGGGCCTCGGCGTCGACATACAGTGCGGCGCCGCACGTCCCGCCGACCAGTAGCGTGCGAACCACGACGCCGCCCTCGGTCACGTCCTCGGTACGCGGCGCCTGGCACGGCCCGGCGTACGTCGTGTCGGGAGGCAAGTCGACAGCCTTCGTCGCGTCCTCACGCCACTGCAGCGACCAGCGCAGCGCATCCGGCGAGTACGGGTGCTGCATCATCCGGCCGACCTCAGAGCCGAGGTAACGCGCAGCGCCCTCGCAAGCGTCTGGCGTCGTCGGCCCCTCGCAGTCAGCCCCGGCGACCTGCTCCGACCAACGCACCAGCCGCGCAGCGTCGCGGATCAAGTCAGCCGCACGGGAATTGAGCGGCAGAGACGGCAGCCGCTCACCCGTCGACACCCGCGGGCCGCCCTTACGCGCGACCTTCGCCTCGCCGTACGCCGACTCAGCGAGACGGCGCAGCAGCCACGGCACGTCGGCCAGCACGCGGCGCAGCATCTTGCCGCAGTTCCAGCACAGAAACGACTGCACCGGCGCCGAGCAATGCAAGCACTTACCCAGCGGCTCAGGCACTTTCGGCGTCGTATCGACGTCCAACTCAGACGGGCGAGACGGCCGCGGCGACCCGTAGTAGCTAACGCCGGCGAGCGGCTCGAGCACCCCCGCTGAGCTGCGGGTATCGGCAGAAACGGCGATTTCCGGCAAACTCGTCACGACGGCCGCACCTCCGTGAACGGCGCATAACGTGCCGACGGCGCCTGATCGACACCCGTCGGGCAATTGATCCACTCGTCGTCGGCCTCAAACGGCTGCGGGTTCAACGGCTTGTACTGCCACATGCAGAGCATCCAGCACCAACGCCAACGATCGCCGTCAACGTCCATCCACTCGCTGCCACGCTCGGCGATCCCGAGACGGCCGACCTTGCGGGCCTTCGGATCATCAACCGGGCGAGGCAACTTCACACGCGCCGGGCGCAGCGCCGGGCCGTGATCGTCGACAGCCAGCTCGCCGAGACGCATCGTGTTCACAGCCGCCAGCCCCGCGCGGATCGCCTGCACCGCAGTGTGCGACGGATGCGCAATGCGCGACCGGACCACCTCGGCCAGCCGTGCCACCTCGTCGACAGACAACTCGACAAGCGGCTGCGGCTCGACGGCCGCGGGCAGCACCTCGGCGTCGAGCACCAGGGCCACAGCGTCGACGATGCGGTCGAGCACCTCGGGCGTCGGCTGCTCACGCCACAGCGCGACGTCGCCGACCAGACCAGCGATAGCCGAGCGGGCCTCAAAGCGAGTGCGCACGGAAAGCTCAGGCATTAGCCGCCCGCCATTCTGCGATCGCAGCGTCGCCCCAGCCCGGCGACCACACGCGGATATGCACACCCGGCTGCTGCTGCAACTCAGCGAGCACCTTGCGGCGCTCCGTGTACGTCACCTGCGAATCGTCGAGCCAGCAGACGTCGGTCAGGCCGTCGTTAACGGCACGCTCTAACTTGTCGGCGTCGGGCCGCTTCACCGCCGGGGGCGTGTAGCTCTTGGGCGTCCCAGACGGCCGCGGCATAACGAACGTCATCGTGGTGGATACCGGGTATTTCTTGTCGAGCACCGGCAGCCCGGCCGCCATCATCGCGTCGGCCGCAGCCAGGGCGATACGAGCCCGCCACGGTCCAACCTCGACGCTCGACTCGACAAGGATCGCCTTGCCGCGCGCCTGCCCCGGCGCCGCCTTTGCAAACCCCTTGAAGTCTTTCGAGCCCTGCGGCGCAGGCTTGCCCGGCACGAACAGGCGCAGTTGCCTGCCCCCGTTGCGCTCGTACGTCACACGGGCGCTCAGGGCCGCGTACAGCACCTCGTACGACTCGGCGGGCACCATGTTGAGCAGAGCCTCAGCGGCCTGCTCACGGGCGTACCGCTCGGCAGCGGCGACGGCCTCAGTAACCCGCGGATCATCACCCGGCAGGTCGAGGTCGAGAGTGTGGTCAGTCACTCGCGTATCTCCATATTCAGTTATGTGGTCGAGCCGTATTTTCGCGGCGCCCCTGCTCAAACCCGCCGTTCAAGCGCCGCCACGCCCGGCAGGCCCCCGCTACGGCGCAGAAGCGCCGCAGGTGTTTGCTGGGAACAGGTCGGGCACAGATGGCACACTTTTTTGCATATGAGCGCCATACAGCGACGCCGAGACGAGGCGACCAGCGGAAACACCGCCCAAAACTGCGCAAGCTAGGGAACCTGTAAATATCTGTGCCATCTGTGCCCGAAACGTATATACGTTATTAAAACCCCTCTTTACCTGCGAAAACGCCGGGCACAGATTCGGGCACACATAGGGCACAGATGGCACAGATTGCCCCGATGCGAGGGCCACCGCGGCACGGATCGGGCACGGATCTGTGCCGTTAGCTGAGGTCACCACCGCGGGGCCTCGTTCGACAGATCCCAGCCAGCTTGCAGAGCCAGGCCCGAATACACCCGCGACCCGTGCACGGCCACGCTGCGCACCCCGAACCGCGCCGACAACTCACGCCCGAGCTTGATCTGCGACACCATCGCGTCCTCGCCGTTCGCCATCGCCCACCGCTGATACGCCTTGAGTACAAGCGCCGGTTTCGCCCCGCCCCCGCCGGTGGCGCCAGGCGTCAGCACGCAGCACTCGCTGATGAATCGCCCGAGGGCGTCCTCTTGCTCGCTGTACTCCTTTGTTGCGTCGACCACCGAGGCAGGCTCGCGGAGGCCGTCGGCGGCGATCTGCCGAGCCCCCGCCACCACCCAGGCCAGAATTGCGGCGCCCTCGTCGCGGATCAGTTCAGCGGCGAGGTTGGGGTTGCGCTGCTCCGGCGGGACCGTATGCAGGAACGGCAACAGGCGCAGCCGCCGCCAGAAGCTCGTACCGCCAGCGGATACCTGCGGCTGGTGGTTGCCCATCAAGAACAGCGTGTGAGACGGCACAAAGTCGAAATAGTCCTGCCTCATGTACCGGCCGCTGAGAATGTCGCCGCCGGTGAGCACCTTCACCTTGGCCTCGTCGAACTTGCTCTCTGCGTTGATTTCCGAGCAGACGACCATGCGGGCGCCGTGCAGCCGGGCAATCTCAGTTTCGTGCCGGTCACGCCCGGCGAGTAGGAAGTTGGCCGGGGCCGTGATCGCGTAGTCGCCGAGCACGTGCGTGAGCACGTCCATGAGCACGCTCTTGCCGTTCGACCCGCCACCGAACAGGAACGGCAGCACGTGGTGCGTCACGTTGCCGATCGCCGCCAGCCCGGCGAGGCGCTGCACGTAGGCGATCAGTTCGACGTCATCGCCGAACGTGCCCGACAGGAATCGCTGCCACTCCGGTGCCACCGCGCCAGGGTTGTACCCGGCGCCGGTGATCTTGGTATGCCAGGTATCCGGCGAGTGAGGCAGCAGCGCACCGCTCTTGAGGTTGACGACGCCGCTCGGCGTGTTCAGTTCGTACGGCTGCGCGTCGAGGTCGGCCAGGCGTACCCGCATCCTCGGCTCGCACTTGGCGAGCGCGACCATGTTCTCTAACCCCTTGCGGGACAGGCTGCGCATACGGTGCTGAATCAGGTCGCGCGGGCTGTCGTCGTCGAGTCGGATGCGCTCGACGACCTTGCGCGCGGCGACGATCGCCTCGCCGTGGTCGGTGCCGTGCTGCCAGCGGTCGCCCGCCCATGACAGCCACTTGCCCGTGTCAGGGCAGTACCGCAGCCGGTCGCCGTACGCCTCGACGAGTAGGTCGGCGTTGCCGGTGTCGGTCAGCGTGACGGCCGTCGGCGCCGGGTTGCGTCGGGCGTTTATGTCGACGACCGGGGCCAGCGATCCGTCCGTCGCCGTCGGGGTCGAGGTCGGCGCCGACGGGGCCGCCGCGGGCTTGTCGCCCTGGTGCTCGTCGTCGTCGGGGTCGGGTGCAAGCTCGATCTGCCTCGGGGCCACCCGCTCGATCAGGTGCAGGTGCGAACCGAACTCTGTAGCCAGCTCGCCGTCCGTCTTGGTTGCGACGTGACCGGCCGCCCACGCGAACGCATTCGGGATTTCAAACGAGGGCACATCACGGCCGGTGCGCTCGCACTCGGCCATGAACCTGTCGACGATCATCTGCCGGGCCGTCGAAAAGTCGGCCGCGCTCAGGCAGCCGTTGCGCAGCGCCGCCATGAGTCGCACCGTCACGCGCATGAGCCACGGGTGCCGCTCGGTGATCGGCTCGTCGGTCCACGCCTTGAGGGTCGGCGCGAAATACTCGCAGGTGCCCGGCGAGTAGTTCCAGCTATCCGGCTTGCTGATCACTTCGTGGGAGGTGCGCCGGTCGCCCTCGTACTCGGCGACGCCGTGCTCGTCGAGCCTGTCGCGCAATTCGTCAAGTGACAGCGGGGCGCCGGTGTCGGCGTCGATCGTGACGAGCTTCGGCTCGTTCTCGTCTTTCATGTTGTGCGAGCCGGGCACCCGCAGCACGCGGGCGAGGTCGTACACGCCGCGGTCGATCTTGGCGCCCAGGCCGTCGGCGACGATGCACGCGAGACGGCCCCACCGCTTGAGCAGCGCAGCGCACTCGGCGCGGATCGCGGCACTGTGCTCGACCATCGCCTCGTCGAGGCCGTCGACGGGATCGGCCGGTGCGATCAGCCCGTCGTCGATCGGCCAATACGGTTGCAACCCGTTGCCCGACATGACAACCGCAGACGGCCGCACGCCAAGAATCGCGCTCAGTTCGTCGATCACCTGGTATGCGTGGTCGAGGTCGCGGCACGCGCCGGGCTTGACGTCGAGGTCACACCAGATCGCTGCCAGCCGGGTGACGTCCTCGGCCGTACCGCGGCCCTTCTCGTCTCCGCGGGGGCGCGTCGGGTTGACGCCGAACCACACGTTAGCGCCGTTGGCGAGCGACATTGCGAGGCCCTGCAGGGCGTCGCTGTCCTCGGCGTACTCGACGATCGTCGACGAGAACGGGCCGCCGGGGCGCTGGTAGTTCAGGCTCACGTGCTCGCCGTCGGTGTACCCGAGCGTTTCGAGCAGGTCAGTTAGGCCGTTCACTCAATCCTCTATTCAGTTGTGGGGCCTGGTATTTCGGGCTCACAGTGCAAACAGCCCATCGTGCTGCGCCTCGATCGCCGCCCGCTCGGCGGCTTTGTCTGCGGCGGCCTGCAGCTTGGCGCGGAACCGCTTAGCGCACGTCTGGCAGAGCGCAATCAGGTTGCCGTCCGCGCGATTTCGCTCGTTGCCGTCGACGTGCATCACAGCGAGGCTCACCACCTTGTCGGCGCCGTGCGTCGCCGGGCGCCCGTGACTGTTGGCGCACCTGGTGTGCGCCCCGAATCGGTGCGACCGGCCGCAATCGCCCTCGCACTCGCAGCGGCCGTCGGCGCGCGTCAGTGCAATGCGATCGAACAGCCGGGTATCGACGGGCATCAGCGGGCCTCGATCGCGGCCTTGATCAGGTCGCCGCGGAAGTCGGACCATGTTGCGTTGGTGAGCTTGTCGACGACGACCGGGGCCACGCTGTGCCCGGCGGCGATGAACGCCGCGGCGACGTCCTCGGGGGCCTCATCGAGGCGCACCTCGACGTACTCGACGCCCGCCTTGTCGAACTGCCGCTTGGTGAGGTTGCACTTGTGGCACTGCGGGCCGGTCGTGTAGACGGTCAGCATGTTTCGGGGCTCCTATCCCTGGTGTGAAACGTGTTGAGAGACAACGCGAGCCGGTGACGTCCACAGAGGCGCCACCGGCTCGCTGTCGGATTGCGGTCGGTTACTTGACCATGCCGAGCTTCTGCAGGGCCTCGTACGCCTCGGGGGTCACGCCGTCGGGCAGCGCGTCCGCGGGCGCAGCGGGGGCCGCCGCGTTCGGGTTGGCAGGCTTGGCGTAGGTCGCGCTGTACAGCTTCGGCGGGGTGAGGTTGCCCTTCTTCTCGCCGTCGCCGACGTACGTCACGTGCAGTTCGCCGCCGACGTCCAGACCGCGAGCACCGGCCGCAATGACGGCCTTCTGCACGGCCTTGCGCATCTCGCCCTTGACGAACAGGCGACGCAGGCCGTCGTCGTCCTCGACCTCGGGGTCGTTGAGGTCGGTCTGCACGGTGACGACCAGCTGCATACGCGGGCTGCCGTCCTTCCAGAGCAGGGGCTCGTTGGTGTTGAGGTCGGTCTGCTGCCGCTGCTCGGGCTCGACGGCGATCACGCCGCCCACGACGTCGCCGTGGCTCTTGAACTTCGCAGAGGCCGGGCCGCCGCCGCCGAGGAATCCGTACGAATCGTTGCTCATGTGCGCTGTTCTCCTGTATTGAGTTGTTTTCCTGTATTGCGTTGCGCCCGTTTTCCTCTCGGCCCGCCTGGCGCAGCGGGGGCTTAGGTCCCGTCGTAGTAGTCGGGGTACTCGTCGTCGCCGTAATGGCTCCGCTCGTACTCGGCCTGCTCGATCCGGCTCTCGCAATATCCGCACCCGTCACCGGGGCAGTTGTGCCGACGGCTCACGGGCATTCACCTTTCGGATGCTCAAGCCAGCAGGCCGTGCACACGGGGTGCCGTCGGGCGCTGGTCGTCTCTTGCGAGGTGTCCTCGCAATCAACATGTATAAGGGCGCCGTCGCTCATAAACGCCACCTCGTCGCCTGGTTGAACACGGCTCGGGCAGCCGCCGCAGCGGCCGTGATACCGGGCCGTGAACGTCGACCGGGCGCTCACGGCTGTGCCTCGTCGAGGGCCTGTTGTGCCGTCAACACGGTGCGGGTCGCGTCGTCGCGCAGCCTGGTCGACTCGGCGAGCTGGCTGTCGATCACGTCGCGCTGCGCGAGCAGCAGCCGGATCTGCCGGTCGTGCCTGCGTTCGGTCGCCTCGGCGATGGCAAGCTGCTGCTGCCACATCGCGCGATTCACCTCGCTGACGTTGACCGCCGGTGCGAGCAGCGGCACGCGGGTGAGAATGTCGACCACCGACGCTCGGGGGCTGTCGTCTTGCATGTTGGGCTCCTATCCCTTGGAGGCCAGCGAATGCCGGCCAAAATGTGTTGGCGCAGGTCAGATGACTACAACGCCGAAACTGGCAAACGCCTCGATCGCGGCGTCGCCGCTCGGGAAGTAGTCGACGACTACGTACTCGGCGTCGTCCATCCCGTGAAACTGCACCCGCTGCTCGATCACCCACCCGACGACGACCTCGCCCTCGACGAGTCGCCGGATACGCCACAGCGCCGGGAAGTGCACCCGGCACTGCGGGTTTGGCTCCGCGTCGAGCCACGTGCCGAGGTGCGGCTCGGCCGGGTCGCGGGCCTCGGTGTAGTGGCATTTGCAGCCGGGCTCGATCGTGCGCATGTAGTGGCTCACTTGGCGCCGCCCTCGCAGGCCCACGGCCGCTCGTCGGGCTTGGTGACAAAGAACGGGCAGAACATGCAGTTATGCGGCGTCTTGGGCACCAGCGCGAGGCGCTCGGGGTGCGCCTCGATATCTAGGTCGTTGAGCACCAGGGCGATGTTCTGCAGCCGCTCGACCGTTTCGTCGACCACCGCGTCGTCGAACGCCTCGGACCACACGAACGAGGCCGACAGCGTGCCGCCGCGCGGGATGAACCAAATAGCCACCCGCTTGACCGGGAACCCCTCGTTTCGGTACCCGCGGCCGTAGCAATGCGCCTGCACCTTGTACTCGGGCGACGGCCCCTGTTTCTTGTACGTCGAGAACGCCGTCGCACCAGGAAATTTCAGGTCGATGACGGTATCGGTCCACGTGTCGTACAGGTCGCACGTACCCGCCAGGCCGCCGCTCACCTGCACCCGCCGCTCGGAGAACCACCGGCCGACGTACTGCGGCTCGTCGACGACCTCGCGCAGCACCGTGCACCGCTGCTCGCGGTCCTTAAGCCACTCGTCGATGATCCGCTGGTTATCGAGCTCGATCGCGTCCTCGTACTTGCTGTGCCCGGCCGTGCCGAGCCACGCGGGCAGCGGGTCGCCCTCGGGGTTGATCCGCGGGTATTCCAGCGTCGCCGTAACGAGTCGCCGCGTGCACGGGTGCCCAACCTCGGACGGCCCGAGGGCTCGCTGCTGCGAACGGGCGTGCGTCGACCACGCGCGCTTGAACACGCCCTTGAGGTCGCCGAGCAGTGCGGCGTTGAACTCCTGCTCTGTCGTCGGCGGCCGGTCCCGCTCGGGGGCGTCGTCGGTCAGCCCGAAAAACCCTGCGTTGCCACTCATCAGTGCCCGCCCAACCCGGCCGCAGCGGCGGCCTCGTCGAACTGGCGAGCAGCCTCGCTGAGCGTCTGCTGATACGTCCGGTACGCCGCAGCCAGCTCGCCCGCTTTCGTCGCCGCCTGCGCGACGAGCGTTGCGAACCGCTGCGCCTGGTCGACCGTCAGTGGCGGCAGCGGCGCACCCGTCGCCCCGTCGAGCGACACGATCACCTGCCCGAGGTCAGCCCGTACGCCGACGACGACCTTGCCCTTGACGGCGAGGCCGACGACCTTCTTGCCGAGCGCGACGTCGATCAGGCCGACCAGGACGAAATTGCCGCCGCTCACAGTGCCGCCGCCTTCGTGTGCCGCAGCATGTCGAAGCAGAACGCCGTCGCTGCGGCGTCGCCCATCGCGCTGTGCCGCTCGACGACCGGCACGCCCAGGCGCTCGGCCACGTCGTCGAGGCCCAGCAGCGCCGTCGGGTCGAGGTCGAGCTTGCCCGCGGCGAACGCCGCCAGGTCGGCGAGCCGGTGATGCCACACCTTGCCGACGGTCTGCACCTCTACGCCCCACGTGACGACCTGCCGGGCGATCAGCGCAGAGTCGAACGTCGGGTTAGATCCGGCGAACGTGTTGCCGCGCAGCATGTCCTGCAGTTCGGCCCACGCGACAGCAGTCTGCTGCTCGGTCAGCATTTCGCGCCACAGCGACCGCTCGACGTAGCCGTTGACTTCCAGCGCGATCGGCTGCGCGTCGGCCATCTGCTGCACGGTCACGTGCGGCACGAACCGCAGCGAGGCGCCGGTGTCGACGTTGACCGCGGCGACCTCCAAAATTGCCGCGTCGTCGTGCAGTCCGGTCGTCTCGCAGTCGACGACAATCAGTTGCCTTGCCATGTGTTTGGGCTCCTATCCCTTGTCCGTGTCGACCAGATCGACGCGATAGCTGACCGAGGCCGCGGTGCACTCCGCGGCGACCTCGGGGTGCATCCGCTTGAGTAGCCCCTGGTCGAGCTTGTTTGACTTGATTTCCTTGCGGCGCACCACAACCTGCCCGCCGATCGTGCCCTCGTCGTCGGCGCCGAGAGCTTCCTCGATCGCCGCCTTTGCGGCCTTCTCGATTTCGGCCCACTTCGCCTTTTCGGCGCGTGCGTGCGCGAGCAGGTCGACGTGTCCCTTGACCTCTGAAATGTCAGGCATTGCTTGCCCTTTCGTCGTCGTGCGAATAGCGGAACCTGTTGCACCAGCAGCCCAACTCCATGCAGCCGACGGCCGTATGTCGCGGGTAGTCGTGCGTGCACGCGCAGACCATGACGAGCGCCGGGTCGTCGCGTTGGAACGGCAGCGGCTCGGGCGTGCTCGGCTCGGCCGCCGCCAGGTGCGCGTTAACGCCGTCCTCGCCGACCGTCAGCAGAAGCTCGACCGACGGGTCGAAGTCCATACGCGCGACGACCAGCCGGTCGTTGTGCCACAGCGCGTCGAGCCCGTCGAGGGCCTGCTTAGCGGCCACCGCGGAATCGTCTACGCCGTAAGCGATCCGGTGCTCGACCGCGACGGCGAGGCCGTCGAGGTAGGCGAGCGTCGCGTCGAAACGCTTCTGCTCGACCCACGTCTCGACGACCTCGCGGTCAGCCCACCACGGGCGCTTGCTGTCGGTCACGGGCGATCGACGTCGGGCAGGATCACCTCGGGCTTGAAGATCACCCGATAGTGGTCGGTGCTGACATTGGCGCCCTCTAGCTGCTCGGCGATATAGCTCACGTTGTCGCTCAGCCCGAGAAAGTGCTTCTTGTACTCGCCGCCACCGGCCTTGCACGTCACCTCAAGTTGCCGGTTCTCGTCCTTGATCGAGCAGCGGCCCTCGATCGTCAGCAGGTACTTGTCGGTGATGCCGTTAAAGAACACCACCCGGCGGGTTATCTCGAACTGATCAGCGGCCTTTGAGAGGTTCTGCGAGGCCACGTCAGCGTCCGTCGAGCAGCCCGCCAGCCCGACGGCGACGGCGCCTGCGACGGCCACCGCGGCGGCCTTGATGAATGCGTGCATGTTGTGCTCCTATCCCTTTGTTTCGTTCGCAGCGGATTGCTGCTCACGCCTTGCGATTTCGCGGTCGAGGTACACGCGCGCCTTGCGCAGATCCTCGATCGCGTCGTGCTTGAGGTCGCAGCGCCACACGTACTTGACCGTGTTGCCGAGGCAGAACCCCATACCCTCGGTGACGTCCAGGCACTCGATCGGACGGCCGCAGCCCTTGCACGGCGGCCCCTGCGTGTAGTGCGCAGGATGGTTCACCATGTCGCCGTCGGCGCCCTGGTCGTCGACCTCGGGCTCGTCGACCGGCGGCACCGCGAAAACCTCGTCAGCGGTGAACGTGACCCGCGGCCCCACGTCGGCGACGGGCTTCGGATGCGAGGCGTAGAACGGGGCGACGGCGCCCCGCTCGTACGGTGCGACGCCGGTCGACCAGGCCAGCCAGCCGTGCGCCTCGGTCCACGCCCAATGCGCCCCGCAGACGTCGGCCCACACGTACGCCTTGTCGGCGTCGTCGAGCGAGTCGACGCTGCCCGGCGTCACGATGTACCGCGGCCACGTCGGCACGGCGTCGGCGGCCATGTACGTGATCGACGGCCCGCCATCGCGCCACGCCTCGGGGTCGCCCGCCTCGGTGCCCATCGAGCTGGCTGTCGGCAGATCTAGATACGCGCACCCGGCGCAGCGCATCGTGCCGTCGGGGTCGAACACGTGAGCCGGGAACGTGTTGCACGTCTGGCACATTGGCTGATCGCTCATGCGGCGGCCCCCTCACGTGCCTGCCGCTTGATCAGCTTGCGGTCGGCGCCCGTCGTGCCGCCCCAGATCCCGAACACCTCGCCGTCGAAGCTGAGCGCCCGCTCGCGGCACTTTTCGAGCACCGGGCAGGCCGCGCAGATCCGCTTAGCCTCCTTGGTGCTCTGCCCCTTGTTCGGAAAGAACAACTCAGGGTCGACCTGCGCGCAGAGGGCGTCGGCCTCCCAATCTTCGGGCAGGGTAAGGGCGTTCACTTGTCGGCCTCGCTTTCGGTGGTCTGGTCGGCCTCGTCGTCGGCCTCGATCTGGTCGAGCACCGACAGCGGCACGCCGTCGGTCGTCTCTCGGGTTGGCACCAACCGCTGCAGCCCCTCGACGGCCCCGCCGCCAGCCAGGCCCCGCAGCCATGACGTGATGCCCGCGGCGTCGACGTCGACGAGCGCCGCCAGGGCGACGGTCACGCCCTGCAGCACGTGCCGGTCGAGCTTGTTCAGCGCCGCCCACACCTCGCCGGGGTCGTCGTCGCGGATCTGCTCGGCGAGCAGCAGCGCCCGGTCGAAAATGTGCGTGCACTGCTGCGCCCGCGGGCCGTGGTCGAAACTGATCACCTTGCTGCCCGCCTTGGCGGCCTTGGCGATCCGCGCCGCACGCGGCGACGTCGACGACCGGACCAGCAGCGCAACCCGAATGATCGCCCGGCGGGTGAACGTGCCCGCGACGCGATCCCAGCCGTCGGCGGCCAATTCGTCACCGTGACGATCGAGAATGTTGCGCAGCACGTCGCCGTGGTCGATCCGCAGCAACCGGCACACATCTGCAGCGGTCGCCGTCTCGCCGACCCGCGGCGTGAACATGTCGAGCACGTGCGTGTTGTCGACCGCCGTCACGTACTCGCCAAGTGCCGCAGCGTCGTACATGATTTTGCGGCCGACGAGCCGGTACTTGGGGGCCGTGCCGCTGCGACGGCGCCACCGCAGCGCGTTGCGGGTGATGCCGAGCCGTGCGGCGGCCTCGGCCTCGTCGATCTGTGCAGCCCTCACGCCTGCACCGCCTGCCGTGCCGGGAGGTGACCAGGGCAGGTGTTGTCGCCGCGCTGGCAGTCGACGCAATCGGCCGCCGGTGCGGGCGTGCGCATCACGTTGACGGCCCGCACTGCGTGGGCCACCGCGGCGACGGTCGTCACGCCCTCGGCCTTGTAGGCGTCGAAAGCCTCGGCCGCAGCCCGCAACTCGTCGGGGTTGAGGGTGATCTGTCGCGGGGCCGGGCGTGCGCCGTAGGCAATGCAGAAGCTCACAGCGACCACACCCCGACCGACAGACCGGCGAACGCAACGCCGATGATCACGGACGCGACGAGCAGCAGGAACCACCCGAGGATTGCGCCGAGCTTCTCCCCCGGCGGGCAGTCGCCCTCATGGTGGGCGTTGCACGGCAGGCAGTACGGTGCGGGGCTCATCACGACACCGCCCGCGCGAGCAGTCCGACGAGCGGCCGGGCGACGAACATCTCGACGAGGTGCTCGACCGTGAGGGCCGTCTCCCAGGCCAGGCCGTACAGGACGACCGGCACCCCTGCGTCGGGGTCGTTGACTGCTTCGTCGATCCGCTTGCCGACCAGCTTCTCGACCTGCTGCGCAAAGGTCGGCATGTCCGGCTGAATCAGGTTGAGGTGACGTAGAATTTTGCACGGCATAACAAGTGGCTCCTATCCCTTGGTTGTGTCGGCCAGCCCCCGCCCTCAGCGGGGGTTGTGTCGTTTCGGGGGTCAACCCGCGCGATCCATGTCGGGCTCGGCGTGCAGCGTCACGGCCTCGATCTGGTCGACGTAGACCGTGACGCCCATCGCCTCGTCGTCGACGGCCCGCAGTTGGACAAGCTCGCGGTGCGCCTCGGCGAGGTCGGCCAGGGCGACGCGGTGCGCTGCGTCCAGTTCGTCGCGCTCGCCGGTCAGGTACGTGATCCGGCTGTCGGCGACGCGCAGTGCGTCGCTCTGCTCGGCGACGACCAGGCGAGCGGCGTCGCGCTCGGTACGGGCCGAATCACGCTCGCGCAGAGCCTCGTTCAGTTCTCCGCGCAGCCGCGCCGCGGCGGCGATATGGCGTGCAAGTGACATGAGTCAGGCCCCTAACTGGTCGGCGGGAAGCGACTGCGCGAAACGGCGCAGTTCGTCGATCGGGAACAGCACACGGCGCCCGTACTTGCGGGCGACGAGCTTGGAACCGGCGCGCAGCCGGTCGACCTCGGCCGGTGAAATGCAGAGGATTCGGGCCGCGTCGTCGCGGGTGACGAACAGCGGCTCAACCTCGACGACGACCTCGGCGGCCTTCACGCGGGCACCTGCTCGGCAAGGTCGGCAATCGACACGCCGAACGCCCCGGCGACGGCCGCCAGAACGGAGTGCGTTGCCACGCCCGACCAGTCAGGGCCGAACGCCGAGTAGATCGTTGCTCGACCTACGGGAATCGCTTTGGCTAGTTGGTTTCGGTCACGGATTCCGTTGTCGCCCAGGATCTTGGCGACGTTTTCCGGCCTCCATCGCAGGAAATGTTTGGTGGTGGTCACGTTTGGAAACAGTACACAACAGTTCAGGTTTCTGGACTGTTGCGCGTGTGACTGGCGTGTCGTACCCGCCCGCTCGACCGGCAGTGATTGATGCCACAAGTCAGCTGTATCGTCTTAAATCCCAGTTCAAAGTGCGTGATCTTGTGACAACAAGTGTTTGCGGAGTCCAGAATTTAGGACTATCGTTCTCACATCAGGTACAGATGTTCACTAGGGGTCACCAGAACAGGAGGGGGTCGGGAACATGGACGACAGCAATAAGTCGCTATCCGCAGTGCTCGGGTATCTCGTCGGCAGACCGCTCAAGCTGCGCGAGATACTGGAAGCACTGCAAATGAGCAGGTCGCGGTACTACCTGCAGCTAGACGAGGGCCGGTTGATCAACGCCGACAACCTGGTGCGGGCCGCAAATAACTTGGGAATCAACGAGATTGATTTACTTGTGCGGTTCAACCTTGTGAGCGAGCAGGCCGTGCTCGACTACGCCGACGCCGTGCGCGGGGGTCACGTCAACTTGACTCCCAACGAGGTCGACGAGCCAGCAACCAGCTCGCCGCGCCGGGGCCGCCGCAAGGTGTCCGAGCTATCGGTGCGCGGTGGCGTCTCGGGTCTGTGACCGTTTCGTGACTTAGCGAGTTGTCCCAAAAATGGGAACACCCGTAGAGTCGCGCAGGTGACCGTCACACTTCTGGTCGGGGGGCTCTCGGCCGTCGCACTGATCATCCGCAGGCACACCTGGCGCGTACCGGGCGAGCAGCCCGCGACGCTCGCGGTTCTATTCTTCGGCCTCGGTACCTACCTGATGGCAAACGAGTGCCGCCTCGGCGAATTGCTCTGGCACTTGACCGGGTGGGGATACCTCGACAGCTTCGCCGGGCACCTTCTCTGGCTCGGCGGCGTCATTTGCCTTCTGTACCAAGCCCTTTACCGGCTCGCCGAGCACGACGAGCGGGTCGAGATATTCGACGCCCTGGTGCGCTGGCCCCTCACGCTTATGGTGCCGTTCATGGTCAGCGCCATGTTTATGAGCGAGGCCATGCACGAACAGCCGATGGTCGACGTCGCCCTCGTCCCGGCCGGATTCTGGCTGCACGTGTACCGCATCCTCTGGTACGGCGGCCTGCTCTATCTCACGCTGCTGCTCGTTCGCGTCCTGCGCGCCGTGCGCGACACCAGCGCCGGGCCTCACTACGTCGCCCGCCTGTACGAGGCCGCAAGCTGGCTGATCGTCGCCGCCATCGTTGTGCGCGTCGCCAGCTACACCGCGCCGTTCGCTGACCTGCAGGGCGTGCCGATCCTTCTGCGTTACGCGATCGTGGCGGCCGTCGCAGCGGGGGCCTGCGCATCGTGGATTGGCAAGATGTGGGTACACCGCGGCCTGCTACTCATCACCCGCACCACGCGGCGCCAGCGCCGGGCCGACACGCTGGAATCGCACCGGCTGCGCGTCCTCGACGACGGCGGGGCGCCAGCTAACGCCGGCGAGCGGCCAGATTAGGCCCCTGACCTGCGCAACCTCCCCCGAACAGCAAACAGCCCCCGGCGATAACGCCGGGGGCTGCCTTGTGTTCTTGCTACTCGTCAGGATCGAGCGCCGGTGGCAGCTTGCCGAACCTCTCGGCGTCGGCCGCCAGTGCAAAGTACATCGTCGCCATGCTCGCCAGCGTCGTGACGTCGACCATGCGGGCCGCGTGCTCGTCGCCGTCGAGGCCGTCGTCGACAAACAGGTCTTGCGCTTCCTTGGCGTAATACCGTGCCGCCGCACGCCACTTGCCGATGCTGTCCTCGACCGGCTCGCGGTCAACCTCTGCCATCACAAAGCTGAGAGTATCCCGTGAGTGAGACATTTTGCGCGTCAACGGGATCGGCGCCGCGAACGCATGTCGACGACCTCGGCGAGGGGGCCGTCGCCCGGCGGGAGCGCCGCGGGCTCGTCGTTGACGACCAGGGCGCCGAGGTGATCGAACGCCTCATGCGCGAGCGCGAGGTCGACGTGTTGGTAAAGCTCCGTCGTCGACGCCTTGCTGTGCCCGATCGCCGCGGCGATGACGTGACGGTCGACGCCGTAATGCAGCAGCAGCGTTGCCGTCGTGTGCCGGGCTCGGTGCAGGCCGTTGTTCTCACCCTCGACGACGGGCACCTCGGCCGCCGCCAGCAGCGCGTGCCACGCCTCGCGGTCGCGGTTCGGGTCGATCGGTCGGCCGTCGTCGAAGTGCCACACCAGGTTGTGCGGGTTGCGCAGGTGCGCGGTGGCGGCCTGGTGCTCGCGCAGTCGTGCGGCAAGCGGCGCAATCATCGGGAGCACGCGCACGCCCGCCTTGGTCTTGGGGCGCGTCAAAACGAGCGAGCGGTGCAGCACTGTGTGCTCGGTGCCCGGCGGCAGATCCCACCGACGCTCAGGGCACCAGCCGGGGCGCACCTTGCCGCACGGCCAACCAGCCAGCTCGCCGTCCTCGGTGCGCAGTCGCTCGCCGCAGCCGTGCGCCTGCGACAACTGCTGCAACTGCCACGGCACGACGAGGCGCGCATTCGTGTAGTCGACGCGATCCCAGGTCAGGCCCAGCAGTTCGCCCTCGCGTGCGCCGGTCAGGAACGCCGCCAGCCAGCGCGAGGCCAGCAGCGGCGCGCGATCGTCGGCCGCCGCGTCGATCTGCTCGGCCGTGCTCAGGATGCGCTGCGCGACAGCGAGCGGGAACCCCTCGACCTCCGCGGCGAGGTGCGGGGGCTTCTTGACGCCCTCGCACGGGTTGCGGTCGAGGTAGTCGGGCACTGCGTCCTTGAGCGCCGTTTTGAGCGCCTGGTGCGCCTTCTGCGCATTGCGCGACGAGCCCTGCGCAACCTTGCGCAGCATCGTGCGCACGTCGTCGCCCGTGAGCCGGTCGAGGCGCTTGTGCCCGATGTGCGGCTTGATGTACAGCCGGATGGCGCCCTCGTAGTGCCGGTACGTTTTCTGCCGCACGTGGTCGCTGTGCACGTTCTCAAGCCAGTGGTCGAGGTAGTCGGCCAGCGTCATGCTCGGGCCGCGCTTCGCCGGTGCGCCTTTGGCGAGGGCCGCCTGCACCTTGCGCAGCTTCTCGGCGGCCTCGGCGCGGTCCTTCGCGTACACCCATTTCTGCTTGCGGTTGCCGTCAGCGTCGTAGTACGCGGCCCGGCCGACCCACAGCCCGCGGGCCTCATTCCATCGCAGACTGCCGTCACCGGCCGCCCTGCGGGGCGCCTTCGTCTTACCCTTGGCTGACATTCTCGGGGCTCCTATCCCTCGGCTACGGGCGTCAGCCTAGTGCACTCAGGTGCACTCACGGGGTGCACTCAAAGGGTGAGTAATCAGTGGTCATCAGTCTTACTCACGACCTGCTGATCTGCACGTTTCCCCAGGTGGCACCCTCGTTACCGGCTGACTTTTAATCCGCAGGTCCCAGGTTCGAGCCCTGGTGGGGGCACAGGTCAGAGGGGGTTTTCGTCCCGAGGTGCACTCACAGGTGCACTCACCGGGGCGACCCTACGCCGCAGGTCGACGTCGGCCGCCGGGCCTACGATCGCCCCCGTGAGGCTCAGACACACGCGGCACGGTTGGATCGAGGTCGCCCCCGTGACGTGCGAAAACGGGCACACGCTGCGCCGTAACGCCCTCGTCGGCGTGCAGCACTGCGACTGCGGCACCATGCACCGCACGCACTGGTGCAAGACGTGCGGCGACACCACATACACGCCGCCGCTTGCTGACGGCTGCCACGCGCGTGCACTCGACGAACGCTGACCCGGTGAGTGCACCTCGCCTCGCGCGTGAGTCCACGTGAGTCCACTCGACCGCCAGTAGGGTGCCCGCATGACTTACATAAAGTGCGACGGCGAGCCCGTTCACCGGATACCAGCACAGGTCACGATCGAGCCAATGCTGCTCACCCGCGATGACGTCGCAAAGGTGCTCGGCTGCTCGACGAAACATGTCGACCGCTTGCGCGCGTCGCGCAAGCTCCCCGCCCGACGGCTCGGCCGCCGCGTCATGTTCCTGACCGACGAGGTGCGCGCGTTCGCGGCCTCGCTCGACGCCGACGTGCCCCACTGACACACGAAAGCGCCCCCGGCGGGTGATCCACCGGGGGCGCCTCAGCGAGCTGGCTATGCGACGTCGAACAGCGTCAGAGCCTCGTCGTCGTCATCGAGCAGGGCCGCGGCCCAACGGGTCAGCACCGTGTCGGGCTTGCCGATCGCAGCCAGCGTCGGCACGATCCGCTCGCGCCACCGCACAGCCCACAGCAGGCAATTGCTGCACGACTTGTGCGAGCAGCCGGGCAGCGGCGCATTCTTGCGAGCGTTGTACGACCAGCCCATCGAGTCGGCCGTCGTCAGCAGATCGCCGTACACGCGCAGGCCCAGAGTCTTGACGCCGAACCCGTGCACCGGCAGGCCGGGATCGCGGTCGAGCACGGCCTCAAACACGCCGCGGATCTCGTCGGTGTGCTGGCGACGGCACACGCTGCCGACGCCGACCAGCGGCACGGCGCCGAGGTCGACGCCCGCCTCGTCGTACATGTCCCAGCAGCGCATGTAATCGGCGACGGCGTAACCCTGCAGCACCGGCATGAAAGGCACCTCAGAGTCGCTCACGTCGGCCCAGCGGGCGCGCAGATCGACGTAGTTCGCAACGGTGCGGCGCTGGTGCTCGACGACGCTCAGGCCCGTGCGGGCGATCATGTCGGGCTCGCACATCCAATCCATCGGCGCAGCCCATTCCAGCTTGCCGATCTGCTCGTCGTACCGCTTGACTGCGGCGACGTACTCGGCGGCCGTGGTGCGCCACTCGCCGAACATGCTCAGTTCGGAGAACCCGCCGGAATCGAGCGCCCACTTTTCAGCGGCGACCGGCAGGCCCGTGCGCAGACGCGACAGGCGCCGGTGCGAGACGAACAGCGGCACGCCCGCAGTGCGCAGCCAAGAGGGCTCATGCGTTCCGAGGTAAAAGTGCTCTTGCATGTCGTGGGCTCCTATCCCGTGTTGAGCCATCAACATACCACACGTGTTGAACCGTCAACAACTCAAGACTGTTGGCGTGTCAACACACAAAAGCGCCCCCACCGTTTCGGCGGGGGCGCTTCGGGTTTCGCGTCCTACTTCGGCGAACGCCTCGCGTGCTGCTTGGCGTCGAGGCGACGGCGCTCGGCGAGGGCCGCCGCGCGAGCCTCGGCGAGGATCGCCGCGCCCGTGAACGCAAACGGCTTGATCACCTCGGGCTTACGCTGCAGCGTCATGGCGCAACCACGTCCCGCTGCACGCCGTAACCGACCTTGCGCACCTGGTCGCCGTACACGACGAAATCGGCGGCAATGCTGCCGTCGTCCTGCGTGGTGTTGGCGATCTGGTCGACGTCCTCGGACATGTCGACCTGTTGGTCGTGCAGCCGGTCGAGCAGCGTCGCCTCGGCGCCCTGCTTGGTCGCATGTGTCGAGCGCCAGCCCCACCAGTCGCCCGGCTGCGGCCCGCTGATCGAGAGGTCGAGAATCCAGACCTCGGCGCCGACCGCGGCGGCGTCGCTCACTTCGCCCGGTCCTGCTTGCCGCGGTACTTGCGCACCGTCAGCCGGTCGATGCCGAGCCCACGCGCGAGGCCCGCCTCGCTGGCGTCGTCCTCGACGGCCAGCAGCACGAACGCCTTCGTGGCAGCCATCGCGGCCTCCCACTGCTCGCGCGCTTCGTGGTACGCGGCGCCAACGGTGTCGGCGTTCGCGTCCTCGACGAGGTACAGCGCCGCCGTCTCGATCGCGGCGTCGCGCTCATGCGCACGCTCGGGGCCGGGGTACAGAGCCTCGATCTGCTCGACCATGTTCTCGTACCGCGGCACATTCATTGCTGGGATCGTGCGGCGACGGCCGCCGACCGTGACCTGTAGACCTCGCGCCATCTGCGCGACCTCCTGCTCGGAAAGCTGTCGGACTGTCATTGTGGGCGTGCTCATCCTGTTGGCTCCTATCCAATCGGGGTGTTGCACCGTCAACAGTACGGGGTGCCTGTTGCACCGTCAACAGGAACACGAAAGCGCCCCCCGCCGACGGATCGACGAGGGGCGCAGAAGTGTTTGCCGGAAACCGGCGATTCGGAGGATCGTTGCAGGTGAGCAGGGGTGCTCGAGCGCGATGCCGGCGTTAGCTGCCGCGGGTCGCCTGCGCCAGCCTGGTGAGCGGATCGAACCGCTGCGGAATCAGGTTGAGCAGGTGCGCCGCCAGGCCGACGACGACGACGCGCGTCGTCCACTTGCGCCGGTTGAGGTATCGGTCGACGCCCTCGCTGAGCAGTTCGCCCTTCGGCGCCGCAATCTCGTAGGCGACGACACCGGCGCCGAGCGCCAGCCAGGCCCGATCAGCGCACCGCATCACAGCACGCCCAATCGGGACACCTCGCCGCCGCGCAGCAGATACGTGAACGCACCTCGGCGGGACTCGCCGCCCTGCCGCTCACGGAACCAATCGCTGCCACAGTCGAACGTCGGCGAGCACACGATCGTCTTACTGGCGTGCATCTCGACGGCCCCGACGTGCCAGTGCCCGTGCTGCAGCACTTGCGCCGCCCCGGCCGGTTGGTTGTGCACCGCCTGCTGCGCAAGCCAGTTCAGCGCGGCGCCCTTGCGCCACTGGTGCCCGTGCACGACGGTTACCACGCTGTCGCCGACGGGCACCGTCATGCTTCCAGACCACGGCTCGGGCACCCGCACCTCGACGTGCCCGTACGCCGCGGCGTTGAGCGCCAGGGCGTCGCGTACGGCGATGGCAGCCTCGGTCGCCCAGTTGTCACCGGGCTTGGTGTTCCACTGCCGGTTGGCGTCGTCGTGGTTGCCGCCCACGACGTCGAGCTTGACCTCGGGGGCCGCGCGGAACGTGTCGACGGCCTCAAGCATCAGCCGCCGCAGCAGCCGGTACTGCTCGGTGATCGTCTCCTGCGTGAGCCACGAGTTTTTGCCGCCCTGCGACACAACGCCTTCCAGACAGTCGCCGGGCATCGAGATTTGCACGCCTGCGATGCCGAGCGGGGCCAGCGCCGTGTACTGCCGCCGGGCCTCGGTCAGCGACTCGACGAACCGCTCAACGATCTGCTCGGTTGATCCGTCACGCGACCGTTTGCCTAGCTGCAGGTCGGACGCCTGAAACACGTACCAGTACGGCGCCGCAGTCTCGGGCTCGATCGTTGGCACCTTGCGGGCGTTGGCGATCAGCGCCTCAAGTCCACTCGACTGCTCGGGGGTGTCGACCGGCTCGCACCGCAGCCGGTACGCAGCGAGCCACCGCTCGTCGTACGTCTGCCAGTGCGACTCGCGCAGCACCTCGACGAGGCGCCACCGCTCGGGATCTTTACCCACGCTGCGCAGAATCTCGGCGAACTCGATCGGCTGGCCGGGCTCGGCCTCGACCTGTCCCGTCTCGACGACGGCGCCGCGGTTGTCGAACTCGACCGACGGCCGGTACGGATGCTCGGCCGCGGCCGGGGTGTTGAGGCGATCAGACAGAGACACGGGCGCCCCCTCGGTGATGGTCGTTGACCAGCTCGCTGAAACGAGGCCGTTTGATCGTCAACGGGTTGGTGGGATCGGTTGCGCAGGAACGCCAGAGCGCCGAGAGCGAGCCGCCCTCGGCGATCCAGCGATCGAACGTCAAGCGGTCGCCGTCGCTGGCTGCAGCGAGCCAGCGACAGACGACACACTCAGACGACGGCGCCGGTTGCGGATCGCCGAGACGGTCAGCCAGGCTCACGCCTGCACCATCAGCGAGGCCGGGGGCACCGGCAGATCCGCGGTGCGATCCGTGACGCCCCACGCGATCACTGCGCGTATGTGCTCGATTGCGACGCGCAGCAGGTGCTTGGTGTGGTCGTGCTGCGTGCGCTCGACGCCGAGCGCGGCCTCGACGCTTTCGAGCTTCTGCTCAAGTGTCGTGACGCGCACCGCCAGGGCCTCGTATGCGTCGGTGAACACGGCGAACGTGTCCTTGCGTTTCGCCAGCATCCCGCCGCAGACGACCGACAGGACGTTAGACCCGGCGAGCAGCCCGACAAGCTCGATTGTGCTTAGTGCCGACTCGCCGCTCACGTCGTCGCCGCCGTGTGCTTGCCGTCGACGGTCGCCTTGTCGTTGCCCTCGGGGTCGTTGGACGTGCGGGTGTTCGTCGCCGCCAGCGCGCCGCCGAGCAGAGCCACGATCGCCGCCATGAGCGGAGTCAGGGTGCTGTCAGACGCCCAGCCAAACCCGACGATGAACGCCTGCGCTGCGGGCAGCAGCCCGTACACCCAGCGCCGGAACCCGTCGCGGGTGTTGAAGAATGCGAGCGCGGGGCTGGCGATGGCGAGCACCAGGCCGATAATCAGCTTGGCGTGATCCTCACTGGCGATATTCCAAGTGACCATTGCGGTTACGGCGTACGGCGAGAGCACGTGAACCTGCAGGCGCAGATCCTCCCACGTGCGAATGCCGAGCCGATCCGCAGCGAACAGCCGCACCGATGCCCAGAACTTGCCCAACATGGCGAGAATGTTCTCAACGGTTTTGCTCATTCCCGCCCCCCTCACGCCGCCCGTGCGCGCATGTGCGCGACGGCGTGCTCGTAGTAGGTGACGCCCGGCGTGCGCTCCCGAATGTGGTACTCGATATGCGGGGCCGTCGCGGGCTTGCGGCCCAGGAACACCAGCCCCCGCACGATCGCCTCGACCGCGGCCGGGAAGTGCCGCAGCGGCGACTGCAGGATGGCGAGCACCTTCTGCACGATGTCGAACACGTCGGTGATGCTGGACAGCCTCACCAGCTTGAAAATCGCCGTCATGTCGGCGCCTACGGCGTTGTTCGGCACGTTGGCGTAAATGTCGCCGGGGTCGAACTCGTCGACCCAGAAGTCGGGCGTGCCGACGATCAGCTTGTCGCTGATCCCCCGGCCGCCGCTGCCGTCAAGCTCGCGCATCGGGTTGCCGAACGTCGAGCCTGCCATCAGCTTGTGCAGCAGGTGCTTGAGTCGGCCGGTGCGGAACTCCTGCAGCAGCAGCGAAACGAGCCACGCCCCTTGCGAATACCCGCACAGCGCGTACCCGTCTGGTACGTCGCGCGACGGCCCCGCTTCGGCCTTGAGCACCAGTTCGACGCCCTCGTCGACGCCGATCTGCACCGAGCTACCCATCGGCCACACCCGAGCCGGGTACTTGCCGATCGGCTGGTGGTAATACTGATCGACGAGGCGCCGGGCGAGGTCGGCCGGGTACCCGGTCCACATGTCCACGCCGGTGCCCTGCGCCGTCAGCAGCATGGGCTTGCTCACAATGCCCCCTTCTTGAGCACGCACGCCGGGCCGGTCAGGGCGCACTGCCCGTCGCCGCCGTTGGCGACGAGAACGCAAGCGCCGGGGCCGATCTGGCACGACACCTTGCCCGCGGGGGCCGTCGGCGTCGTCGGCGTGGTCGGGGTCGTCGGCTTGCCGCCGTCGATGACGCCCGCCTCGGCCAGCTTGGCGAGCATCTTCTTGGCGACCTCGACGAGGTACGGCTCGGGCTTGCCGTCGGGGGTCTGCCGAACGCCCCAGAGCGTTCCGGCCGCCGCCTGCCGGATCAGGCTGATTGCGGTCGCGTCGCCGCGCATCGCGCTGGCTTCGGTTCGCTGATCCCACCCGAATGCGTGCGCCGAAAGCGTGCGGCCCGCAAGGGTATCGGGCTCGGGTCCGGTGGCGTACATCGAACGGTGCGGGAACTGCTTGCGAAGCTCCCCCGTGTTTGGAGCGGCGAGCCAGCGCAGCAAGTCGAGCATTTCGCGCTGTTCGGCCGCGGTCAGAGCACCCATGAAATCGTCGCCTCCTGTTGCGAGTTTGAGTAGGTCAGCGCCCATCGCCAGGGCGCTGTTGTAGCGGTCGCGTCGGTTGTCGATGCCGGTCTGCCCGCCGTTGACGTACTGCGTTGCACGTACGAGGTCGCGGGCGTCGGCCGCATCGTTCATCGGGCGTTGCGTCGTCCAGTACCAGGTGACGCCGACGAACCCGTAACGGTCGCTTGCCAATTCGTCGGGGTTATCGACGAAATAGGTCGGCGTCGGGACGAGGCCCTTGCCGTGCGCCCACTGCGACAGCTTCGTGTAGTTGTGCCGCCCGGTGACTTGGATAGGCCCCCGGCCGCGGAACCTGTAGCCATCGCCGGGCACCGTGTTGCCGAGGTCGACACGCCCCTCGTAGCCGCGCTGCGCTTCGGTCGGCCCCCACAGTTCAGCCATGTACTTGAGGCCGACGGACTCATGCCCAACCTGCGCGCCCCACATGGCAATACGCTCGATCGTGGTGCACTCGCAGTCAGCGAGGCACTGCTGCACAGCGGGAAGCAGTGCGGCGTAACGGTCGAATGAAACCGAGCCGCCCATGAGCCGCAGCAGCGCGTCGACGGCCTGCGCCGTCGGGTCGATCGGGGCCTCGGGGCCGCCGGGCGCGTCGACGTCTGCGAACGCATAGCCCTTCGGCGGGATCAGCGAGCAGCACTGATCGAAACTGATCCAATACCCTTGCGGCTGAAAGCCACTGTCAGCGATCCACACTGCGCGCAGCGCCGGGTTGTCGTCGTATCCCATCGCCGCGACGTAGTGGTACGTCGTGCCGCCGCTGTAGCGGGGGCTCACGCTGCCCTTGGCGCCGCGGGGCTTGTTGCTCGGCGGGGCGACCCAGTTCATCACCACGCCGTAACCGGCGTCGATCGAACGCTTGAGGTTGCGCCACAACGTCTCTCGCTGCGCCGCGCTCGGCGGGTCTTGCTCCATGTACACGGACGTGTACCGGGCGTCGGGCACCCGAATGTCGAGTATCCGCTCGATCAGCCCGACGTAATCGGTGCCGTTCACGGTCGTGCCAATCTCGCGGGCGAGGGTCGACTCGTCGACGATCAGGCCGCGCGTGTTGAGCACGATCTGCGTCGCGGCCGGGCCGCACCAGTAACCCGTTTCCTGCGGCACGATCGAACGGTCGTAAGGCAGTACCTTTTCAGCCATATTCAGTTGTCGCCCTTCGTGTTAGACAGGATCGCCATACGTGTGCGTCGGCGTGACGTCGATCGAGCCCGCGGCGTTCAGAGTCACGCCGGGGCTGAGGGCCTTGCCGTACAGAAATGTGCCGTCGGCCTTGCGTACGCCGTAGTGAGTGACGGCGACGCCTGCAGCCACCGCCATGTTCTGAGTCGTGCCGGTGCTCTTGGCCTTGCCGTCGTCGACGCCGCCCGACACGATTGCCGGTGCGCCCCAAGCGAATGTCTTGCGGGCGTATCCCCCGCCGGTGATTTCACTCGCCCCGGTCGTGCCGGGGTCGGCGCTGTGCAGAGACAGCAGATTGCCCTGCGCGATGATCGCGGCGAGGGCGTCGAGCTTGAACTGATTCGTGGCAGCCACGACCAGCCTCCTATTCAGTTGTTTGCTGTGATTGGTCGCTGCAGCGCATCGCCGCAGCTCAGCCGGGGTGCTCGAGTGGCTCGCCGGCGTTAGCTACTGGTAGGCGCGGAACCATGCCCGGCCGGGGGCGCCTGCGAAACCGGCCGCGTTGCCGAACACGCCGCCCTGCACGCTCGCCCCGCCAGCGCCAGGCGAGCCACCGACGCCCGAGCCACCGAGGCCCGCGCTGGCAACCATCCCGTTGAGGTTCTGGCTTTGTGGCGACGGCGTGAACCCGTTGCGCTGACCGTTGCCCCACCCGGCACCACCCGTGCCGCCAGCGGCCGTCAAGATCCCGCCGCCGACCACAGTCGCCGTCGTGTCGCCGCCGTTGGCGCCGTTGTTCGCGCCGCCCGCCGTACCGCCGCCGTTACCGCCGGTGCCGATCTGCCCCGTGATCGCCGTAGCAGTCCAAGGGAAGTCGACGCCACGTGTCAGGGTCACGACGAGCCACAACCCTGCAGCGCCGCCCGTGCCGGGCAGGAACAGCGAGCCGTTGCCGCCGCCACCGCCTGCGCCGAGCAGGATCAGGTCGACCTTGAGGCACCACCAGGGCACCGGGAAGCTGTACGCGCCCGCGGTTATGAACTGCGCCGTGGTTGGGGCGTTCGCCGGGAAAACCGCCGAGGCCGCCGCCTCGCTCAGCGAGCTGGCTGCGGCTGTCGCCTTGACGAGTGCCGCCGCGGTCGCGGTCGAGGTGCCGAGAGCCGCCGCCACGGCCTTGACGACCGCCGACGACGCCCAGGTGCTCGACGACGCCGCGGGCGCCAGCGCCCCGTACCGTTCGCGCGCCGAGGCCGCCGTGCTGCTTGTGCTCGCCACGGGGGCTGTGAGCCGCAGCAGCGCCGCGGCCTGGCTGTTGGAGACGCTCAGCGCCGCGGCTGTCGCGCGGATGGCGACGGCCGCCTGTGTGATCGAGATAGACAGCGCAGCGGCAAGCTCATGCTCGACCGCGATCCACCCGACCGACTCGACGGGGGGCGCCGGTGCCGGGGGCTCTGTTGACCACCCAACATCTTGACGCCCGCCCGTCGGCGGGTCTGGTGTCCATCCGGTCACGCCAGACTCCTATTCAGTAGCACCGCCCCGAACCACGTCTTAGAGCCCGCGGCGTCGCCGACGATCGACGAACTAGGCGAGACGATCCCGGCCTGCCCGTTGAGCCGTGCAAACGGCCGGATCAGGTCGCCCTCGTTGCAGTACGTCATCACGGGACCGGCGCCCACGTGGGTGTTCTCCCACGACGGGTTATTGCTGCTGCCGCCTAAGTACGGGCGCCCGTCGGCGTAAATAGGACTGCCGTTCTTGAAGATTCCGGCGTACCACCTGAACTGACCCTGCTTGCCGTTGTTGGTGTCGGCGGCCTCGATGCGCAGCGGGAACAAGTACCAGCCCTCGACGCCGATCTTGAGCGTCTGCGTCGATGCGGTCCACTCCATGTCGGGCGTGATCCGGTCGACGGTATCGAGGCAGTTCGCAGGGAGCGCAGCCTCGTCGGCGTTCTTGACGACACCCGAGGTCGTGCCTCGGAACGCCCGAAAGCCAACGCCGCGCGTCGGATTGGGCGCATTGTCGTTGGCTGCGAACACGGACACACTGCCGGGCGTGCCCTGGCCGCCGCCGCGCCCCGCAGCCTCAAACCCGAGGCCGACCTTGCGGAAGTTCTCACCGATCTGCGACACGTTGCCGGTATCCGTTACGGCGCCGACCACTTGAGCGTTCACCTGCAGTTGGAACACGCGCACACCGCCAGCAGTGCCGCCACGAAAACGGATCAGCGAGCCCGCCGGAGCCGCGAAACCGATATCCGACGACCCGAGCAGCGTCGTCACGCCGTTGACGACGACGCCGATCCTGCAGCGCCCGTATCCGACTCGCGCGAACACGAACGTGTTACCGGCCGCGTTCGCACGCCCGATCAGGTAGTTGTACGGCGGCATGAACAGGCCGAACGCCTCATCTTCGGCCCGCCGAGGCATGACCATTGCGACCTCGAAATAGTCGCTCAGAAGCTCGTCGGCGTTGTACAGGTAGAACTCTTGAGCGCCGCTGTTGCCCGAGTCCTGCCAATCCAGCGCGCCGTTGATCGTGGATACGCCGCCGTTGCCGTTCTTGATCACTCGCGTGAAAACGCTTGGCGCACCGGCCGCGTCGGGCCAAGTGCCGACGTTTACGAGGATCTTCTTGCCCGAGTTGTTGTTGCCGTTCTGCTCGGACTGCAGCGCCGCAAGCGCCGCGTTCGCGTCGGCGATGTTCGCCTGCATACCGCGCAGCACGTCGAACAGATCGAACACGCCGAACCCGTTGCCGATCAGGTTGCCCGCACCGCGCACCGCGTTGTCGATGATCCCGCCGAGGTCGCCGAGCAGGCCGTTGACTTGCCCCTGCCCGATCGGCGGCATGTCGCCGATGTTCCGCAGCTTCGATGCGTCGAAAAAGCCAAACGGGTTGAAGTGCTGCAGCCGGTCGACGATTGCCGAAATGGTGCCGCCGACACCGCCCGCGACGCCGTTAAGCAACTGCTGCCATTGCGTACTCAGAAAGCTGGCGAGGTTCGCCGCGGCCTGCTGCGCAGCGCCGAGCGCGGCGCCTAGCTCGTCGGCGAGGTTCTCAACGAACCCGATCTTGAGCTTGTTCGCGCCAAGGCTCGCATTCAGATCGTCGTAGAAGATACGCCCGGCCGCCGCGCCGTCAGTGACGACCAGGCGCACGCGCACGTTGTCGACGCCGGTCGCCGGAACGGTGTACTGCCCTTTGCATTCCTGCCAGGACGTCACGGTGCCGCTCGTCGCCGTCATCATCTTGACGTCGACGCGCTGCTCGCCGTCGGGGCCGTACGTCATCAGGCCAATGCCGATCGAGCCGCTGGCTGCGTTCAGGTTCGCCCACCGCATCCACCCGCCAATGTCGAGCTTTTGGCCGGGCTTCACGGGCACCAGGTCGATGCTCAGCAGTTCGCGGATCGTGCCGTCAGCGTCGGTGCGTGCCGAGGCCGGGGCCGACCGGAACGTCGAGGTGTCGCGCACCCACTTGGCCGCCGGGTCGTCGATGGCGATCGCATCGGTAAACGAGCCGTTCGGCAGCAGGTTCGGCGCCTCGGACACGATCGAGCCGAGCGGGATCTGCGCGAGCCGCCGCGGGTCGATCAAGCCAAACACGGTCTGCCCGACGAACTTCGCCAGTTGCTCGATCGTCGCCAGCGGGGCGCCGACGTAGCCGAACACCTTGCTAAGCACCTTGAGCAGTTCCTCGGGGTCGAGCGCACCCTTGATCAGATCGCCGAGGCTGGTCACCAGCGCGAGCGGCGAGGACAGATCGAGGCCCGTCAGTTGCTTGAGGCCGTCGAGCCACTGCCGCCAGATCAGTTCGGGGTCGAGCTTGGGCAGCTTGGCAGGCTCACCGAAAATCGACCGCATCGGATCGCGGTCGATGGCGAGGGGCTGCCGGTCATACATGGACGGCACTAGTCACCCCCCGCCTTCACCATCTCGTTGAGCCACTTCGACTCAGCGGTCAGCCATTCGATCTGTGTCTCGGAAACGGCGCCGGTGCCGGTGAACTCAAGCCACGTGTACTCGTCGACGCGCAGCGGCAGGTGCTCGGCGGCCTTCGGGGGTAGCTCGGTCCACGGCACCTCACGCTCGCTGTACTCGCTGATCGTGAGGCCGTCGAACCCGGCCGCCCGTTCAAACGATTCTCGGGCCAGCCACCGCACCACCTCGACGTCGGCGCCCGGCTCGATCGGAATTGTCGTGCGGTAGCTCTTGGTGTACGGCATGGTGACTAGCTCCCTTGTGGGACAACGAGAATCGACAACTGCGCGCCATTGCGGTTGAAGATGTAGGCGCCGAGCAGGCCGTCGTTGTACAGGTTGACGTTGATCACGGCGGGCTGACCGGCGGCGACTGTCGCAATCCCGTTGTCGGGTGCGACCGCTGTTGCCGGGTCCGTCGCCGTCGAGTAGTGCGGCAGAATGTTCGACCAACTGGCGATGTTGCCGAACCCGCGGGCAATGAGCTGGCCGCTGGTCGCCGAGCCGAGGCGCACCTCGACACCGATCGTCAGCGGGTCGGTATCGAGCGCCAGACCAAAGGCTTTCAGGTGTCCCGTGACGTACGGGGTCCACGCGAAGTCTTGAGGCTCGACCGTGTACTGCAGGATGCTCTGCCGCTGCGCCAGGCCCGTGAATGGCGTAAACGCAGCCTCGGGAACGGAATACAGCCGCGGGTGCTTGTTCGTGAAATCGGACGGCAGCCACTTGCTCTTGACCGACGACCACACCATCGTCTGCCCGTCCTTCGGGGCCTTGGTGTTGTCGTAGTCGGGGGCGCCGGTGATGTTCGTCGACGGGCCGACAGGCCCCTGCGGCGCCAGCAGCCGAAAGTGCAAGTGCGGGTTGAGGGAAGTACCCGACCGCTTCACTTCATCCTTGACGCCGGGCAGCCGCTCGGCCATCGGGATGGTTTCGCACGTGACGCTGATCTGCGGCGTGGCACCGGGAGGCCCGGCCGGGCCGGGGCGCACCATCTGAAACTGCGTGCCGGTCCAGACGTAGACCACGCTGCCGATCCACCAGCCCTTGCCCTTGTCCTCGGGGCCTAGCTCGTTTTGGATCTGCACAAGCTCGGTCGGCGATTCCAGCGGGGGCCACTGCAGGTCGACGAGCGGGGCCGGGTCGCCCTTGTCGCCCTTGGGGCCGACCAGAACGTCGGTCGTGATGACGGCCTCGCCGTCGACCATTTCCAGCGTCGCCGACATACCGCCGGGCGTCCTGCCGTCGCTGACAATGCCCATCCACGTTGCCGACAGCAGCGTTTGGAACAGCGCGACCGCATCACCCGTTAGCCGCTGCTCAACCTCGGCCATCTGTTGCTCCTTATTAAGTTGTTTGCCGACATACGGCAGCGCCGCAGGTCAGGCTATGAATCCGGCGGTCTGCCGGCGTTAGCTGTTGGCGGGCTCGTCGTCGTCGTCGAACACGATCGACGTCTCGACATGCCAGGGGGTGCGGGCGTCGAGGTTGACGTCCTGGTCGTCGACGACCGGCTCGGGCGGGGGCTCGCCCGTCGCGCGCCGGATGAACTCAGCGCGGGCCGCCGCGGACAGCCGCGGGAGGTCGTCGAGCGTGGCGCCCGCTAGTTCGTCCTCGATCGTGTCGGGCTCGTCGACGTGCACCCACTCGACCGCATCCTCGACGACGCCAGGCGTCGGCGGCATACGCCGCTGCTTGATGACGGCCCGAGCCGGGTCGACGACACAACCTGCGCGTGCCAAGTGAAACGCGATCACTGGCAGCATGTAGCGCACGTCGTATCGCCGACCGCGGCTGTCGACGGGATAGTGCAGGGCCTCGGCAATGTCGTACATCGCGTCGGCCATCGGGTCGGCGCCCGGCACGTGCTCGGGCACCTCGGGCAACGGTGGCAGGGCTGGCAGATCCACTAGAACATGTCTCCTGATCCAAACAACATGCCCAGCGCATTCCAGAGCGCCGAGGCTGTACGGGCGACTTGAGCGAGGCCACTCTCGGATTCCGAATCGTCGCCGATCGAAAGGTCGAAAGTCTTGGGCGTCGTCTCGTCGTAATGGAGCCGCACCGCCGATACCTGGTCGGTGTGGTAAATGCGATCAATCTCGAAATGGCACCGTGTGCCGAGGTCGAAATCGTAATACAGCGTGTGCTGTCCACCATTCCGAACGGCGACCTTAAACGCCTGATATGCCCGCGTTTTATGGTGACCCTCAGCTAATGTCATTGCCGAACTGACCGTGTACGCCGAACCGCTACCCTGCTCGAAATGTTCTAGGTAGCCGTACGGACCAGAGCGCGCGGAGCGCACGGGATCGGTGACCTGGATATACGCGAGCAAAATATTGTCGGCCTGGCCCTGGTAAATTTCCTCCAAACCCGAGCTACCGGGTTGTTGGTATGAACCAGCAGGCCCAGCGGTAATAATCGCCGACAATTGCGAAAGCGCATACTTGATCAAAAATGTCTGAGTTTGATTTACCCAGCCAGGCGATTTCCCGCCAGTAAGAATTTTCTGCGCTTTTGCACGGAACATCGAATGTTCCGACGAAATTATCGACGAGTATTTGGTATCCCGAAATGCAATATCGGGCACCGCCGGTGCGACGCCGAGCAGCTTGCGGATGAACGGATCGGCCACTCCGTCGCCGTCCCGGTCGATGAACACAAGCGAACTCAGGATGTTGTCGGCCGATACCGCCAGCAGGTCGAGCGCCCCGTCGAGGGCTGTGCCCGTAACCCCTGTCGTGCCGCTCATGTCCTCGACGGCCAGGACGATGCAGTTACGCGACGGCCTGGCGAGCTTCTCGCCGACCAGCAGCGCAAGCTCGGGGTGTGGGCTGTCCTCGTCCTCTTCCAGCCACGTGTACGCCCGTACGTGGCACCCGGCGTACTTGAGCAGCGCGTCGCACACGTCGTGCGCGTTCTGCCACCGCGACATGAGCACACTCAGCCGTGAGCGGTCGAAAACCGGGTTGACGAACTGCATTTGAACGGGCCAGTTCAGCGGGTTGAGGTTGAGCACGTTCGACGCCTCGCCGAGCCACGCGAGCGGATTCATCACCTGCGTTGGCAAGGCCAGGATCGGCCAGTAATTGCGCGCCAGGTTGATGAAACCCGTTGTGGAGACAATGGTTCGCGTGTTGCCCGGCAGCAGCCAGGCCCGCAAGGGCTGGATCTCTGGTGCGCTGAAAGGCGTAGCGCCGAACAGCAGGTGTTTCCAGTGCTCGCGGTTGTGCGCGCATTCCAAAGTCACAGTGCGCCGACCGTTTTCGTCACGCTTGACGCGCACGTTCGTGACCTTGGCGCCCCACCGCCACCGCCAGTTGCGCCGGTGCGGGTAGGGGTCGATCGTGACGTGCAAATCTTCCTCACGCCGCACGTCGGTGCGCATGAACTCGACGAGCCAGTCGTCGCCGCGCAGCGCGATATCGCCCTGCCCGGTGTCGTGCAGCATTTCCTCGGCGTCGACTGACTTCTCGGCCGCCACGGTGCCGATGTAGCGCATTTGGTTGTCCCACAACCGAATGAGCGGCTTCGCGCGTGCCTCGTCGTCGATCAGTTGACGCTTGCCGTCGAGGTACTGGTACGCCTCGATCGGATTCTTGAGCGGGTCGGGTACGCCGTTGGCGCCGATGCTCGGCGGCACCCACAGGTTGCGGCCGTTCTTGACGTACATCAGGACCACGCCATGCGGTAGTTCTGCGGCATCAGGCACGTAACCGAGCCGTTCGGGTTGTCGTGCGACACCTTGATGTGCGCGACCGTCCGCGGAGGGATCGCCCCGTCGAAACCGATACCGCCGGGGATACGCCGCTGTGCCGGTAGGCGACTCGCCGTGACGTCGTGCAGCAGGAGGTCGATCAACTGCGACCCGCGCAGATACTTGTAGAGCTGGCTGTCTACCGGATCTTTCTCGGTTGTGATCGTGCGCTTAGTCGGGTCGGTGTCGACCATCATGTACGAGCCGTCGGTGTCATACAGCTTGGGCAGCTTGACGATTGGGCCGTCGTTGCCGTCCTGCACCGTCGCCTGCCCGGTGCCGCGCACCAGGTACTTGGGCCACGACTCCCACGTGCCGCGGTTCGGGATCGAGATAAGGCCCTGTGCAACACCCTTGTTGGCGACCACGTTGGTGAGGTCGGCCTTCCAAGGCTTCGACAGCGTGCGCTTGGCGTAGAACGGCCAGGGCGCGTGCAGCGTCATGTTCCACTGCATCGTGTTGTTGTCGTTGCCCGTCGGGTCAATCGTCAGTGACGTTTTGGACGCCTCGCCGAGCAGCACCGCCAGCCACCGCCAGCCGTGCGTGCGGGTGAACGAACCCAGAAAACCGGGCACTTCCTCAGACCACGACGACCACCACGAATCTTCGATCAGCCGGTAAGAGAACGGGTTTGGTTCCTCGATCCGCTCGGCGTTGCCGTTCGGCTGCACGTGCACGCCGAGGTTGATCGTGCGTTTCTTGTAGTTGATCCGCTCGGGCTTGGCGCCGATCGTGTACGCGCCCTCGCTGTACAGAATTTCAAACTCGGGCTGCATGACGCCCTCAAGCTCGCGCGCCAGGGCGACGCCCTCACGGCCGCGGCCCGGCCCGGCGAGGTGCCACACCTTGTTGTTGCTCGGGTGGATATAGACCCACTTCGTCAACGTCGACCGCAGGTACTCGCCGTTGCGGCCCATGTCGTGCCAGTTGGTCATTCGCCGCCACGACGGGTGCGCCGGATTCTCGGGGCCGTAGATCGGCCTGCCCTCGGCGTCGTTTTCGTACTTCGGCGGGTCGAGCCAAAAGTCGTCGTGAATACCAGTGCCGGTCACGGCTCAACACCTCTTATTCAGTTGTGAAAGATCAGTTAGCTGGCTCAGCGGGCCGCCGCAGGTCAGTGACCAGATCGGCGGCCCGCCGGCCGTTAGCTACCGCGCGCTAGGTGTAGCGCCTGCGGCTGTTCATCTCGCTGCGGAACTCGCCGCGCAGCGCGGCCGGGTCCATGCCGACGTTGCCGCTGAAAACGACGTCGCCGCCGCCCTGCCCAGCAGCCGGATCGGGTTGCCCCTGCTGCTGCGGAGCCGGTGCGAACGCACTCATGGCGTTGAGCGCACCCTCGACGAGCGACCCGCCACCGCCGGTCGCCACGTTGAACTGACCGGGCGCCAGGTTCGGGCTGCCACTCTGCGGGTCCCAATCGGCCCCAGAATCGACCACACCGCCCGGAATCGCCGACAGCAGCCCACCGAGGCCGACCGCATCCGCGGCGCCGTTGGCGAAGCCACCAGGGCCGCCCTGCCCGTCGGCGTCGCCGCCCTTGAGCAGACCACCGGCGAAGTTGAGCCCAGCCATCAGCGACTTGATCGTCGGCCACTCAAGCGGATTGGAGAACAGCGACCCGTCGAGGCCGATCGACTCCAACACACCCGACACGAACGTCTTGCCGAAATCAGCACCAGACAGACCACCGCTCGACGAGCCGCTGCCGCCCTTGGTTTGCTTGCCCTTGGTGCGTAGTTCGGCGTCGTCGTTCTCGGCCTTGGTCACCTTGTCGTGAGCCTTGGCCTGGCGTTCTTTCGCGTCGGCCAGCTCGCGGTTAGCGACGTCGAGCCGGTGCTCTGCGTCGGCCGTGTCCTTACCGGCCGCGCGCAGTTCCTCGACCCGCCGCTGCGCCTTGTCACGGGCGTACGTGCGGTCGTCGACCGACTGGTCGGCGTTCTTCGCCTGCGTGCGAGCGTTGTCGACCTTCGTCGACGACGACGACAGTTCACTGTCCGTCGCCGAGCGGTACGAGCCGGTGCCCGTTGCACTGCCGATCGACGAGCCCGAGCCCGACACTTCCATGCCGTCAAGCGGGTTGATCGCCCCTGAAGGGATTTTCAGGCCAGCAGGCACCGCGGCGATACCGCCAGCCGGGTTGCCCGCCTTCGTCGTCACATGCACGTGATCCATGTGATTCTGCGTGTTGCCGCCGCGGTCCTCCATGAGATTGGAGTTGCCGTTGGCCCCGCGGTACGTCTGCCGCCAGATCGTGTAATCGACTCCGAGCGCGTCGGCGTTCTGCATCAGAAACGACATGATCGAATTGCCCAGCGCCATGCCGGAATCCGATTGCCAGTCGGGAATCATAATGTCGAGCGCACGACCCGACGGGTGATCGGGATAGCTGTCGTTCGGCCGGTAACCGCCGATCGTGCCGACGGCCGGGAACATCTGCGAAATGAGCCGAGACACCAGCACGCTGTTGCCCTGCAGGTTGCCCTCGGCAGCCTTACCGGCCGCCAGGCCGCCGCCAGCGAGTGCAGGCAGCATGTCCTTGAGCGCGCCCCACAGAGGCGTACCGGCGTTCATCGCCATGAGCAGAGGCAGGTTCTCAGCCGTCGCCTTCGCATTGGTGATGAACTCGCCATTGGCTACGCGCACCATCGCCGGGAACCCGAGAATGGAGTCGCTTGTGCCGGTGCCGGGTCCGCTGATCCGGCCGCCGTTCGCGTAGCCCGGCAGGCCGCCGCTGACGAAACCGCCAGCCGCACCGCCGTTGAGGCCCAGGACGCCGAGCACCTTGCCGCCCGCACCCTTGAGCGCGTCGGTTACGGTGCCGATCCCGTTAACGATCTTGTCCCAGATCCCGCCGATTGACGACCAGACCGACGTAACAACGTCTTTCACGGCGTTGAACGCACCAACGATGCCGTCCTTGAACACGCCGACGCCCTTGCCGATCTTGTCGAGCGCCGTCGTGAACAGATCCCACACGACCTTTACGCCGCTCCACCACGTCGACACCACAGTGCCGATCGCGTCGAAAGCGGGCACCGCGACGTTGCGCCACAGCCACATAACCTTGTCGCCGACCCAGCCGATTGCGTCAGTCGCACCGGACCAAATCGCCTTGGTGACGTCCCACCACGTCGAGACGGCCGCCACGATGCCGTCGAACGCTGGCACGACGACATTCGTCCACAGCCACCCGATAACGCTGCCCAACGCCTTGAGGGCGCCGACTGCGGCCTTAAATTCGAGCTTGGCGACAGCCAGCCACAGTCGGCCGATCCACTCGACCGCGGGCTGTATGAACTTCCAGACCTTGCCGACGGCCTCGCTCAGCGCGTTGAACGCCTCGCGGCCGATCTGCCCGAGCTTGGACAGGCCAGGCCCGAGCGTCTCCCACGCCTTGCCGATCGTGGTCTTGAGCCACTCCCACACGGTCAGAGCCGTGGTCTTAATTCCGGTCCAGATTTTGTCCCAGAGCTTGCGACCCGTCTCTGTCTTGGTGAAAAACGCCCAAAGCGCCACGCCCACAGCGACAACCGCGGCAATGATGATGCCGATAGGGTTAGCGGTCATCGCCGCATTCATCAGCCATTGAGCGGCCGTAACGGCGCGTGTAGCCACCGCCTGCGCACGCATGGCGATTGCCGAGCCGAGCGAGGCCAGTCGGCCCCGGCCGTTCGCAACCGCGTTCACGTTCGCCGCAGCAGCCTGCGTCGCCTGCGCACCCGCGTTGGCGCCCATCGCTGCCGTGAGTTGAGTCATGGCTGCGGTCTGCGCGCTGATCGCACGTGTCTGCGCAATCATCATCGGCGTGTTAACGATCTTGAACGCGCCGTTAATCGCGCCGATCATCGGCGCCAGGCTCGACCCGATCGCCTTAAACCCTGCGAATGCGACCACCAGGCCCGCGATCGTCGGCACGGCCCACGATGCGTTATCAGCCACGAACCTGAGTGCACCGGCGAGCAGTTGCAACGCCGGGGTGAGTACGGCCGTAATCGTCTGCGGCCCAACCTCGGCGATCGACACCGCGAACGCCTTCATGCCCGCGCCGACGCCTTGCAGCGCCGGGCCTGCATCCTTGAGCGCCGGGCCGAGGGCCTTCGCGCTGTCGGCGATCTGCGCCAGGGCGTCGCTGCGACCTTCGCCGGTGCGCAACGCCTGCACCTTGTCGACGACTCGGGTAAAGAAGTCCATAACCCGCTGCACGCCGCCGCCGTCGAGCCACGCCGTGATCTTGTCGCCCAATTCCGTTGCCCACGGCCCGACTACCGCCGTGAGTTGCTCCAACTTCGGCTTGATCGCCGCGGTGATCTTGTCGAACGCGCCGGTAAAGGTGAGCGCCAGCGGCGACACCGCCGCGAAGATAGGCCCAGCCAGCTCGGCGCCGAAACGCGAGTAGGACGCCTTGAGATTCGACAACTGCCCGCGGATCGAGCCGCCCATGTTCTGAGCGGCGCCGCCGATACGCTCGGCAACGACCCGCTGGAATGTCGCGGCGTCGACCTTGCCCTTTTCGACCATCTTCGACAGTTCTTCGCCGGAAACCTTGTATTCCTCCTGCAGCCAGGTGAATACGGGCAGGCCGCGGTCGGCCAGCATGTTGAGGTCGCCGGTAAACGCCTTGCCAGACGTCTGCACCTTGTTGAAGATCGAGCCCATGTCAGCCAGCGAGGTGCCAGCGATTGCCGCGGTATCCGCGGTCAGCTTGAGGTAACCCGTCAACTGCTCGCCCGGCGCGATACCCGCAGCCACCGCAGAGGCAGCCGTGGTCGCAGCCTCGTCGAGGCCGAACGCAGTACCCCTCACAGCTTCCAGGGCGTTGTCCATGATGGACTGCACCTTTTGCGTGTCGTTGCCGAGGCCCTGCAGCTTGAACTTGGCATCGTCGATCGCCGTCAAGCGAGACATGCCAGCCTTGAGTGCGCCCGCAATACCAACGGCCGCAATGCCACCGCCCACGACAGCCGTCGCGGCGAGGCCCTTGCCGATCAGCGAGCCGACGCTGCGGCCCAGACTTTCGGCTCCGTTCATCACGTTGCGCGCAAGCTGCGCGCCGGTGCCGCGGCCGATATCGGCCGACTGCAGCCCCGCGTTTACTTCACTGCCCGCCTGCTGCCCCACAGAACGAGCACCGTCGGCCCGCAGGAAGCGGCCAATGCCACCCCCGCGAGCCGACGAGTCGATCCCGGCCTGCACATCGCGGCCCGCCTGGCGGCCCGCCTGCTCTGCGCCCCGCGTGTCGAACTTGGGCGTGATCGTCGCGCCCTTCTCGGCAGATCGCATCGCTGAGTTGATGCCGGGAACGAGCTTGCTCGTCTCGGGCAGAACGGTGAGGTAATACGTTGCGCTCATTACGCCCCCTTTTGGTTCTGTCCCTTGTTGTGCTTTTCGCGCCAACGCTTTTCGCGCTCGGCGCGCATTTCCAGAAACTTGCCGACCGTTGTCTTTGTTGCGACGGTCGAACCGACGGCGACGTACTCGCTGTCGGTCTGCTTGCGGTCGGCGTCGCCGGGCCGCGGGAACGGGTCAGGCACGTGCCGCGGGTTGTCCTTAGTCGCATCCTCGGTCTTCTGCCAGATCAGCACCCGCAGCGCGTCGACCGCGTGCGCGAGCAGATAATCGGTGGTATTCCAACCCTTTTCAAAGGCATGGAATATCGCCGTGTTTGGCGGGGCCGCGTAGATGAATGCGTAAAGGTCGTCCCACGACAACGTGCCGTCGTCGAACTCGCGGTTAGCGCAAAGGAGGTCGCGCCGTATGGCGTCCTCTACCTGCCGCGCCGCCGCGCAGACCTGCGAGATTTTCCCTCGATCAGGCCGCCGTCCTTGCCCCAGGCTTCCACGAAGTCATTCCAGGGATCTTCGGCGAGGCTGTCGAGGATTTCGAGAGCCCGCTCGCTGCAGTGCTTCTCGATCAACGCGAACGTGCGCTCAAGATCGGACAGGTGCGCGTGCTTGCGAATCCATCCCGGCGGGGGCTTGCGCAGGCACCGCTTGACGGCAATCGTCGTGCCCTCGGGGAACTCGACGAGGCCGTACTCGGGATCGAAGTCGTCGGCGTCGAACTTGCCGACGAACAACTCGGTGCCCTCGTCGTACTCGTCGGCCCAATCCTCGGCGATGGCGGCCTGCTCGTCGGCGGGCGCCTCGACAGCCTCGGGGGCGTCGTCGTCGAGCACCTGGTCGTCGTCTGCGGTCGTGGTCTTGCTCTTGGCGGTTGCCATAGTCGTGTTGCCTTTCCTGGTGTTGTTTCCTGGTGTGTCCCTGGTGTTTTCCTGCGGAGGTGAAAGCACCCCGCGCGCCCACCAGGAATAGCGCGCGGGGTGCCGGTCTAAGGGGTGCTGCGGGCGCGTGACCTATCCGGCCGACAGAAGTTGCCGCGCAGCGGGTGTCGACGTTGCGACTAAGCGGCGATGACCTGACCGTCGTCGCTGTACTGCACGACGTGGTTGCCGTCGGTGCCCTTCAGCACCTTGAACGTCGGCTCGAAAGCCATCGGCTCGTTGTGAACGAGCTTGATATCGGCCAGGCCGGAAAGCTGCGCGATCTGCGCCACCTGACGGATGATCTTGTCCTCGTACACGGAATCGAGCACCAGGCTGCAACGCTTCGGCAGCTTGGAGTTGATGAGCACCTTCATGCGTGCGCCGTGCGCAGCGGTCGCCGCCGCGGTCGAGACGTTGCCCGATCCGAAGATCGCGGCGTTGACCTCGGGCGACAGCACCTGAAACAGCGACATGCTGTACTCGATGGCGAACTTGTCGCGCAGCGCGCCGATTTCGTCGCCGCCCCACACCTCGATGGGCTTGGTCTGGCTGTCGATCTTCACGGTGACACCCGCGGCCGAGACAAAGCCCAGGTTCTTCCATGCGGCGACGAGCGGCTCGTCGACGTCCTCGGGCAGCTTCGTGCCGAACGGTGCGAACCAGAGGCCGCCGACCGTTTCGAGGTCCGACGGCGAGGCCGCGAACACCTTCGACGAGTCGCCGTACACCACAGGTGTAACGGGTCCGGTCATTGTGTTGACTCCTATCTGCCCTCATGCGGGCACTGTGAACACCCCCGAACCCGTTGGTACGAGGGACATTTGCCTGGTGTGTTTGCTGATTTGCGGCTGAAAAGCGCAAAGGCGCAGCTCAGCGGTGGTGCTCGAGTGCGTGGCCGGCGTTAGCCAGGCCGTAGGCCGATCGTCCAGAACACGGCAGACTGCTTGCCTGCCATTGGCACGTCGGGGTCGTCGAGGTCGCCGGGGCCGTACTCATGCGTGGCTGCGGTGATCCACACCTCGCCCTCGTCGGGAACCACGACCTTGCGGTGCCCGGCGTGCAACATCAGCCGGTGCAGCAGATCCGCGTTGCGCTCCAACCGAACAAGGTCCGTGTCGAACACGCGAATACGGATCAGGAAGTCGCCCAAGAACACTCGCGTGTTCGTGCCGGGCCGCGACACCAGCGCATAGGACGTCGGCTTGCCCTTCGGGGGCGTGTACCCGACCGGCAGCGGGTTGCCGCGGGCCGCAAGCTCGTCGAGCAGGTACCAGCGGGCCGCCGCAGTCGGCGGCACGGGAGGCAGTAGCACCGTCACAGCAGCCCACCCCTCGGGCCGTCCTCGGCCGAAAGCTGCATGAGCGGTGAGTCTTTGACCTCGGCGCGTATCGCCTTGCCCGACTCGGCATGTATCTGCGCTCGCACCCGGTCGCGGCCAACCTCGACCGTGACCTCGTACCCGTTGACGTCGCCAGCCATCGCACCGGCCTTGCGTGCCAGTTGATCGGCCAGCTTGCGGGTTGCGGCCTGCACCCCGGCGCTTGTGCGGATCTTGTTGTGCTCGCTGAACGGCATATCGAGGGGCCTATACGCCATCGTCGCCCCCCTCGTCGTCGTCGGCCTGGTCGTCGTCCTCGTCGTCGAGGGCGTGCTGCACCACGCGGCGCAGCGTCACCAGGTAGCCCGGCGCGAACCCGAACGGGCCGCCGTTGTAGTCCTCGACGTCGCCGTGCACGGTGAACTCGCGCCCGTGCCAGTCGATTACGGTCGAGCCGTGAGGCCAGTCGTAATCGGGCGTCGCCATGCTGTACTCGGTGATCTTGCGGTCGGCCAGGGCCGCCGCTCGGCCGGTGTCGTGGCGCCGCGGGCGCAGGCTACTGACCTTGCGCGAGGTGTCCCTCGGCTCGGTTTTCGCCTGCCCCGCAGCGTTTTCGCCGACCTTCACGTACTTACGGTGCGTAACCGTGTGAGGCGTCGGGAACATCAGTAACGCTCACTGCCCATCGCCACCGACGAGAACCCAGAGCGGTACGGCCGCAGCCGAGCCTTGAGCGCAGCGGTGAGGTACACGCCCGGCGAGGTAGTGCCGGGCGTGAACGTCGCGCCGAACCCGTCAGCCGTCAGACTCGCCGTTTCCGGCAGAATCTCCTTCGGCCTGATCAGACTCGCCGCCACCATTGCCGCCGTCACTCGCGTGATCGGCGTCGGCGTCGGAGTCGGCACCGGGCTCGGCCACAGGTGCCCCGTCACCAGGTCGCTCGCTTCCTCCAACAGGTCGCTTACGTCCTCGTCCTGCAGAGCTTCGGCTAGCTCGGGCCTTTGCAGGGCTCGGAGTGCTTTCTGCACGTCCGCTGTCGTCGCCAGTGCCACCGCTCGCCCCCTCGTCGTCGCTCGTCGGGGCGCCCGGCTCAGCGAGCTGGCTGCCCTCGGTTTCGGTCCAGTTGGGATCGCCCTCGACGAGGGAGGCCAGCAGGGTGCCCGTAGACACCGCGATGACCGCCCCCGTCTCGGCGTGCCGGTACTTCGGCACTAGCTACCGCCCTGCGCTGCTGCCGGGGTGACGACGCCGATCGGCGTCTTGTTGGCGCCCATCGAGGTGGCGCTGTTGCCCAGGACGTACGCGAACCGGGCCTTGAGCCGCAGGGCCACCATGTCGCGCTCGGCGAGGTTGATCTGATCGTCGCCGGTCCCGAGGGTGGCCTGATCGAGGAACTTCACCTGAATGTCCTGCCGCACGCCGATCTTCACGCGCGAGGCGTCGGCGATGACGCCGACGGCGGTCGCCGGGTCCCACGCGCCGTTGCGGTTGAAGTACGTCGAGAACCCGAGGAACGAGTTGTCACGGAACGCGAGGTTGCCGTCGGCGTCGCGCACGTTGGCGACCTGGTACCGCAGCGCCAGGCTCGACAGCAGGGTGTCGGGCGCCCAACCCGCGAGGGCGATCTTCTCGGCGACCTTGTTCGCCGCGCCCACCAGGTCGCTCTCGTTGGCGGTACCGGCGACGTGCGTCACGGCCTGCCCGGCAGCGATGGCAGCGGGCACCAGCGCCGCGGAAACCCAAGACGCGGGCTTGTCGACGCCGAAAATGACGGCCTGGTCGAGCTTCTTGCCGATGGCCTGCCCGCCCAACTCGGCGACCTCGGTCAGGATTTCGACCGTCGCGTCGTCGATGACGTTCTCATGCACGGGGATGATGACCGCGATTTCCTCGGCGACGAGGGTCCGGTTGGCCCACGTGACCTTGCTCTGCGGCTTGACGCCCTTCGCGTCGGTCGCGGACTCGCCGACCCACCCGGCCTCGGGCAGGGTCGCCAGCACCGGCAGGTGCGTGGTCTTGGTGCCCATGTTGACGTTCTGGAACGCCGACAGCACGGTGCTGCCCTGCTTCGCAGCGGCGAGCAGCGAGTCGCTGTACGCCTCCTGGATCAGGGTTGCGACCTCGGCGCGTGAAATGTCAGCCATTGCTAACCTCTCTCTATTCAGTTGTTGTGATCAACCGCCGAGGTCGACCCCCGAGCGGAAGTGTGTTACTCCCCAGAGCGCAAGCGCCGCAATGCTTCTGCGGCCTTCACCTTGGGGTCAGTGCTTGACGAGTCAGCGCCGGTTGCGCCGCTCTTGAGGCCCCCGCCACTGCCTGCCGGGTTGCGCTTCTGCTGCTTCTCCGGTGGCTTGGGGGCGCTGTCCTCGCGCCAGGCGATCAGCGCGTCAGCCGAGGCCGTCAGTTCTTCCTCGGTCTTTCCGGTCAGCGATGCGACCGGCACGACCTTGCCCGGCCGGTTGGCGACGCGCTCGCGCAGTCGCTCGAAACGCTCTGTGTCGCGGTCCCTTTCGGCAGCCTCGCGCGCTTCGCGCTCGCGCTGCAGTTCGGTCTTTTCGCCTTCGCGGATCTTCGCCAGTTCGTCGCTGTCGGCCTTCCACTTATCGGCGTCGGCGTACTTGGCCCGCTCCCGTGCAGCCCGCTCGCCCGCGATGCGGTCGACCTCAGCCTGCGTGAACGTCTTGCCCTCGTCGGCGCCCTTGCCCTTGTCGTCGCCCGCGGGGGCTTCGTCGGGGGTGTCGATTGCGCCGGTGTCGGTGTCTCCCATAGTGATAACTCCCTGCATCCGTTTAAGGCTCGTCAGCCATCAGCCAGCCGTTTATGCGCAGGCCGTCCGCGCTTGCCCGGCGCCAGTCGGCCGGGAAACCTGTTGAGTCGCCGAGCTAGTCGGCGTTAGCCCGCAGGAACGCCTGCCGGGCTGGTGAATTGGTGATCGCTTCCAACTGCATCGACTTGTAACCGAGGCGCCACATGTCGGCGCGAATGCCCTGCCCGTAGTACGGGTTTGGATCGCCTGGTGTCGCCGCGCGCCCTTCATTGCGCGCGGCGATCCAAGACTGCTGCTCGGGCGTCATTGGTTGTAGTCCGGTGTCATTGCGTTGCGCCACCTGCCTGTCCCGTCGAGCACCGACTGCCGGTACGCCATGAACGTGAGACGACCGTTCTCGTCGAACCAGTTCGCCATTTCCTCGGACATGTACTTGCGGGCGTCACGTTCGGACATGTGCCACAACATCGTTGGGTTGACCTTGCCCTGAAACTTGGCTTTCACCATGTAGCCGTTAGTGGCTTCCTCGGCCTGCCAGTACGCATCCTCGACCAGCGAGTAATACGACTGCTTGAGCACCTTCGTGAACGTGTTGCCGCCGTGACCGTCGGCCTGAGCCCGCCGCATGAAGTTGCGCTTGCGCACGTCCTCAAGAGACAGGCCGAACGCCTCGGCCTCGGCTTCATCCTCGGACCAACCCTGATCCATCAACGCGCCCATGCGATCCGACTTGGCACGGTCGGCGGCCTCTGCGTACGCCTCGCGCTCAGCACGGGCCACCGCCCGCTTAGCCTTGGCAGCTTCGTTGCGTGCCGCAGCGGCCTTTTCGCGCTTCTCGATCACGTCCATTTCGTCGACCAGCCGGTCGATCGCGTCGCCGTCGTCAAGCTCGATCGCCGCGTTTAGCTCGGCCTCGACCTCATCGAGAGTGCGTTTCGGCTTGCGGGTACGAACGGGCTTCGGATCGGGTGCGCCGCCGAACGCTTTCGCAAGCTCGTCGTCGACGTCGACCCGTTTCCAGTCGATCGCCAGACGCTCGGGCACCGGCGGCAAGGCGACAACCTCGACGTCCAGCGGCTTGAGCGGTGACGCCTCGGTGAGCGCGGGAACCTCCGACGTGCCGCCACGCTCGACCGCACGCGGGCCTGTCCCGATCGCTCGGGGGCCTGCCTCGATCGCACGGGGCGCCGCGAGCAATTCCGCTGCGCCGTCGAGCCGTTCGGACTGCACGAACACGGGGGGCTTGACGACCTCCGCGGCGTGTCGAGCTTGGCGCCAGTCGGCCACCGCGTCGACGAGACGCTGCACGGCACGCGCGACGCTTGCCGCATCCTCACCGGCACGCTCGACGTCGGCCACGGCCGCCCTGACCGCGTTCGCCATCTCCTGCGCGTCGGCGATCGGCCGCCGCAGCACGTCGGGCAGTTCCCTGACGCCCTGCACGATCCCCTGCGCAGAGTCGACGACGCCGCGCGCCTGGTCGACGAGCGCCAGGCCGTCGGCGTGCACGCGCGTAGCGGTTTCCACGGCTGCGCTGATCTGCTCGCCGAACGCTGCGACGCTATCGGCGCCGCGCACGCCCTGCGCAGAGTCGCGCACAGCCTTGCCGGTGTCGGCGAGCAGCTTGCGCACGCCGAGCGCGACGAGTGCCGCGTCGTCGAGCACGCCGCCCACCTCGTCGGCAATCTGCTTGATTCCGTGCGCGATATCGACCGTGTGGTCGACCACCTGCGTGGCGGCGTTGGCGACCTGCACGGCGCTGCCGGTGACCTGCGACGCCGTTTGCAGCGCGTTGTCGGCCGCGTCGACGATGGTCTTTATGTTGCGCACGACGGGCACAGAACTGCCGAGCAGCTTGTCGGCGACGTCCGTAACCTGTTTGACCTGACCGGAAATGCGTGCGGCGTTGCTCGCAATGTCGTCGGCGCGCTGCGCGTAGTCCTGCGCAGTCTGCACACGTTCGCGCAACGGCTGTGCATACGCCTCGGCCCGCTGCGCGCCCTTGTCAGTGAGGTGCTGCGCAGCCTGCACACGCTCGCGCGCAGCCGGTGCGTCGTCGACGACCTCGGCGGCCTTGCGGGGCCTGCCGGGCTTGCGTCGGGGCTTGCCCATCCGCTCGTCGGCGGCCTGCTCCATCCGGCGGGCGATCGTCCACTCGGGCAGCAGTTGACCGTCGGCGCCGCGGCTCACGGCGTTGTAGTCGTCGAGCCAGTCGTGCACGTACGCCGGGGGCGAGTAGTCGCCGCTGCGCACCGGCACGGCCAGGCACTTGCAGTGATCGTGACCGCGCACCTTGTTGAACGTGTGCGCGTTGCGTTCGGCCGACGCCTTGCTGCCGTACAGGCCGGGCGCCGCGTCGTCGTCCATCGTCAGCACGCGCGTGGCGAGCATCCGGCAGAACCCGCAGGCGTTCGCCGAGGCGTACCGCGTCCACTTGACGCCCTCGCGCACGGCGTTGTCCCGAACGGTGCGCCGCGACAGGTCGAACACGCCGCGCGTCGCCGAACCTCGCAGCGCGAGGCCAGGATTGCGTTGCGTGAGCGCCCACCGGCCCGAGGCCGCGAGCTGGCTGCTGTCGGGCAGCGGGGCGACCTCGGGCACGAACACCTTTGCTGGCAAGGCACGGTTTCCCGCCCCCACCAGCGCAAGTGACCGCTTTGCCGGCGTTTGCTCGCCGTACCACTGCGCCGTCATTTCGCCCGAGGCCCGCAGGAACGGGTCGAGCAGCGCCGGGTACGCCGACGTGATCGCCGCCAGCCCTTCGGCTTTCGTCAGGCCGCCGAGGCGAGGCACCAGCCGGTCGACGGCGCCCCCGACCTCATCACTGAGTCGGGCGAGCGCCCCCTGAAACTGCGGTACCGCCGTCGGCTCGGTCAACGCTGCTGCCCCCCTTACCTTCGGCGCTGTCGAGCGCCTCGTCGATCGGAGGGGCGTCGGGCAGCGGCGCGTCGGGTGCGGCGAGCAGCTTGTCGACGAGGGTCTGCACGGTGCCGCCGCGCATCGCCTGCTTGATCGCCTGAATGGCTTGCTGCGTCATGCCCGGCACCAAAGGCAGCAGGTACTCGATCGGAACGCCGACCTGCGCCAGCTTCACGATCCCGTCGACCACCGCGCCGAACGAACGGGCCTCGGTGTCACGCCACAGCACCTCGGCGCCGCGGTCGGGCACCGTCGCGTCGTCGCCGTCCATCTCGACGGCCAGGCGCAACACCTGCTCCCACGCTTCGCCGAAACTCTCGCGCTTCGTCGCCAGCTTCAACTGCTCGCGGTGCTCCGCGGCGGCCAGGGCCTCGGCGCTGATGTTGACGAGCTTCACCTGCGACGGCGAAATTTGGGCTTCCATGATGACGTGCTGCACCATCTCGTCGAGCACCGCGTTGTACGGCTCGATCGAAGCTGGCGGGAACGCCTGCGCCTTGACCTCGGGATCTTCAAACGTCCAGACCCGCAACGCAGATGCCTTGAGCACCTCGTTTTTGCTGCCGGTCCAACCGCTGATGACGCGCTGCGGATTGGCCCCGAACCGGCTCACGATCAGCCGGTCGAAGTTCACGCAGTTGATTGCCTTCTGCATCCCGATGTGCGGCTCGACCTCGCCCACGATCATGTCGTCGGCGTCGCGGTCGTTGACGAAACGCACGACCGGGCAGACGGGCTTACCGTCCTCGGTGCCGTGGTGAGCGATCACGTCGTCGACGTTGCGCAGTGTGACCGGCTTCGTGGTCGCCTCAACCTGACCGCTCGCGGTCGTCGGCACCTCGCCGAGGTCGAGCAGGTACATGTACCGCTCGTCGTACAGCACGCCACGCCGCCGCGGCTTCGCGTCCTTCTTGGTGATCCACGTTTCAAGCGCGTACTGCGGCCAGTCGTCGAGCACCGCGTCGTCGTACACGGCGAGCAGTTGCCGCGGTGAGCGGCAACGGATCTCGGGCTTGCTGTCGGTGCCGGGCGTGACGACCGCATACGCGACGCCGTACTGCACGGCCGGGCGATGCACCTCGGCCTGGCGGGCATCCATCTTGTTGGCCTGCCAAATCTGCCAGGCCGGGTCGTTGTCCTCGGCCGACATGGTGCGATACCCGACGACGCTCAGCGATTGCGCGAACGAGTTGCGGATCAGCCGCAGCACATTCTTAACCGACAGCTTGGCAAGCTCTTTCACTTCCTCGCTTGCCTCGTCGGGCACCGCAGGAATGCCGCGCTTGCCCTTGGTGAACTCGTAAATGCGATCGAACGTGCTGCGGTCGTCGAGGTGCAGCACGTACATCTTCTGCACCAGTTCGCCGAGCTTTTCCTTGTCGAGCGCGTCCTCGGGCCAGTCGATTTCGTCGTCGGGCTCAGCGAGCTGGCTGTCGTCATAGGCAGCGGGAATCACGCAGCCCCCTCTCACACGAACATGGCGCCACCGCTCGACTGCTTCGGCGCATCGAGCGCACCGAACAGAGCCAGCGTCACGGCAACTAGCGGATGGATTGAGCACGTCGGGTCGCGCCGATCCCACCCCCAGCCGCCTGCGTCGCGGATAGGCCGCTTGCGGGCGCCCTTGAGGGCCTCGTTTAGGTCGGCCTGGTTTCCGTGCGTGAGTGCGTCGGCCTTGACGTTGTTCTCAAACAGGCCGCAGCCCTTCGCCATATCGGCCGCCGACGTCCGACGGACCTTGACGCGCTTGCGCTTTAGCTCCGGTATCAGGGCCGCCGCGGGGCTCGCATCGTCGATCACGACCGGGATACGGCGCCCTGCCCGCTCGACGATCCAGTCGATAGCGGCCTCGGCGTCGTCGCCCGCCCACACCTGCTCGACGTGACGGCCTTCGTCGTCCATGAGCCAGCAGGCTGCGATCGAAAGTGAACCGCCGTGCGACATGTCGACGCCGAGGGCGTTTGGCTTCTCGCCGTCGTCGGGGCCGAGCACGTCGGCCAGGTCGCGCCACACGGACTCTTTGACGACCGCCGCGTGCGTGGCGATCTTGTCCCAGATCCCCATTGCCTCGCGTCGAAAGCTGTCCTCAGACAACGCCTTGCGTAGACGCCGGATCGCTCGGGCTGACGTCCGATGCGGGTAGCTCGGGTTCATCTTGAACCACTGCGTCTCGTCGTCGGGCTTGGCGTCCTCGTCGGCTGAAATCTCGACGTATCCAACGTCGTCGACCTCGCCGTCGATGGCTTCCTGCCGTTTGGTCGAGAACACCTCGCCGGGATCGGTGGGCTTCGGTGGCGTACCGGCGAACAGAATCAACGGGTTACGCGACGCATTGGTCGCGGGCACCATGTCGTCCATTGCGTTTTCGGTGAGGATCTGCGCCTCGTCGAAAATCAGTACGTCGACCTCGGAGAACCCGCGGCCGAAACCCTTCTCACGCGCACCGAACAGGATTCGGGAGCCGTTCGTAAAGTGAACGGCCTCTTTGCCGTTGCCGGTGAGCACCTGCGTGATGTGCGGGGCGATCTGCTCGCGCTTGGCGAGGCCCTGCATGGACTTGAACGTCTCGGCGGCCGTGCGGGTGCGGTGCGCAGTCCAGATCACGGTTATGCCGGGCGTCATCTTGCACAGCGCGAACACCAGGGCGCCGAGAAAGTAGGTCTTACCTGTCTGCCGCGGGATCGACATTGCGAACATGTCGGCGGCGTACAGGCCGTCGGATCGTTTGGCGCAGACGAGCTTTCCGAGGTCGTCTTGCCACTGGTCGAAGAACAGGCCCATGTTGACGTTGCACTCATGGCGCACAGACGGCCACGACGTCGAGACGATGCCCGTAGGCTTGATTACGTGGCGAGCAACCTCAGATAGCCGCGGCTCAGACGTCCGAACCATCGAACGGTTCATCTGCCGGGACCTCGGGCTTACCCTCGCCGGTCACCTCGCGCTGTAGCTCGATCGCCTCAATCTCTTTGGAAATCTCCATGAGTCGGCGAGTCAGTGCGGCGAGGTCGCGCGGGGGCGTCTCGGGGTTAAACACGGCTTCCTCGACGCGGGCGTGCATCCTGCGCAGCAGGCCGAGCCGGTCGAGCTTGTCGTCAGCCATCGCTGCCACCGCCAGCCAGCACCGGGCACACCTCGCCGTGCGACTGCACGCGGTCTTGCAGATCCAGCGTCGTGATCACGACAGAGGCGACGTTGAGCCCCTCGACCGCGGGCTCGACGCTCTCAAACCCGAGAGACAGCTCGATCGGTTCTCCGCAAGCAGGGCAAGGTACTTCGACGGTGCTCGGTGCACGCATTGGTCAGTCTCCTGGTGTGGTCGGTGCCGCGTTAGCTCAAAACGGCCTTTCAGGGCGTTGAGGTGCAGAGATGGCTTTTCGCCGGCGTTAGCTGGCGGGCTCCGCAGGAGTCGAACCTGCAACCGGCGGCTTTGGAGACCGCTGCTCTACCAATTGAGCTAGGAACCCTTGCCCGCGAGGCCGGTTCGACAACCCGGCACTTGAGCCGCATTACCGGCCGCCTCTGTTTACGTCTTTGGGCTACTCGCGGAAGTTGGAGACGCCCCGACCGGCGCGGACAGACACACGCGCGGGCCGGGGCGACGCTTATCGGGGTGAGTCGGACAGCCGCCGCAGTTCGTACACGTGGTCGCAGCGATCGGGCAGCAGCGACGGGGCCAGTTCGTGCCACGCCTTCTCGGACAGCGGCAGCGCGCTGTCGTCGAAGATCAGCGCCGACAGGGTGAACCCGCGTGCGCCGGTGCGGCGCGAAATCGGCACGGCGTTGGTGAGGCCAAGGTCGCGGATGATCGCCTCAGCGACGGGCTTGGTCCCGGCGACGACGCCGACGGGCCGCGGCCTCATGCGCGCGGGGGCCAGTTCCAGCAGCCCGGCGTCGGGCGCTCGGCGTACGGGACGGCCGACAGGAAATGCTGCAAGCGGTTCGTCGGGTCGAAGGCGACGAGGCCGACTCGATCGGTGCCGTCGGCCTTGGTGACCAACGCCGCGAGCGGCTCCGCGCCGAGCAGGCCCGGCCGGTGATAGTGGACGATGCGCCCGACGGTCGGCGTCACTCTGCCTCGATGAAGTCGCGGAACAGTTCGGCCGTCTCCATCACGGTGGCGCCCTCGTCCTGGTGCCCGTCCTCATGGCACTTGAGCGCCAGATTCAGCGCGGCCGTACGGGATTGCGTGCGGTAGGTGTCGATCATGGTCGGGCCTTCCTGGTTTGCGGCGTGGTCGTGGTCTTGGAAAAAAACGAAGGGGAGAGAAACCCGCCT